GGAAAAACCCGAGCAGACGACTGAGGAGAAGGTGGCCGAGCGCGTAGATGCAGGTGACCTAGAAGGCGCAGTAGAAATTTTAGATCAGGAGGCCGGAGGTGCGGCCGAGGCCCTAGGGCTGACAGAGACTGAGTTGAACGAGCAGCTTGGTGTTTCCCCACCCCCGACACAACTCGACCTGGGGTTAGAGAATACTGAGACCCCAACCCCGGCTGAAGACCCGGTCGCAGATGAGGACCCGGTCGCAGATGAGGACCCGGTCGCAGATGAGGCCCCGGTCGCAGATGAGGCCCCAACTACTCCGGCCACCACGCAACCTGAGTTACCTGTTGGCCCGGCCACCACGCAACCTGAGTTACCTGTCGCCGAGCAGCCTGAGTCATCAACTACTCCGGCTACCGAGCAACCTGAGTCATCAACTACTCCGGCTACCGAGCAACCTGAGTTACCTACCCAAACCGAGGAACAAAATGACCCCGCACAACCTAGCCGAGACACAGAAGTACCGGGCGCAGGATCGAACCCAACTACAGAACCGCTGGTCCCGACAGACAGAACAACAGGAGATGGAGAAACATCAAATCCTCCAACAACAACTGGAAACCCTACCGACGTTGCCGGAGAACAAAAGGATGTAACTGAGACCACACAAGCGACTAACGAAAATAGTCAAGAAACTCAACCCGCAGCGGCAGTTCCAAGCCCCACACAGGTGGTAGAAGATCAAAAACCGAAAGTACCTACGGTAAACATCCCGGCTAAAGACCTGACCCCATCTACAGTCCGGGCCGCAGTTAAAGCGGGAGCCCACTTGAATGAAGACGGTTCTTTGACCTTGCGTACCAGCATTAAAGACCGTGTGGACGTGGCAATCGCCCAGGAGAAAAAGCGGGAGGCCGACAAAGAGAAGATGGCCGACAAACCCGTGACTGTCCCCAAGGACAAGAAGGAGAAGCCGAAGACCGTCCATGACATCCGTCGAGAGAAACTCGAAGCCCTCCCTTCCCGAAGATCTGCGGAAGACGCGGAAGAGATTTTGGGCGAAGAAATAGTGGCTGCGGTTCGGCTAGGGGTGAACTTTGGTATGCCCATGCGTGTTCTGGATCAGCAGATCGAAGATGCAGCCAACATAGTCCGGGCGTTTGAGCGTGGCGACCCAGCTTTCACTTTAGCCTCAAGTCCTGGGTACGGTAAAACGTTTGTTGCCGCCGCAGCCATAAAAGCATTGCAGAACCGAGGTTTCAAAAACTTTACCTACGTCACCAAAAACAAAGGTCTTATCAACCAGTTTAAAGCAGATACCAAAGCATTCAACTTAGGGCCTGTCGATGTGATAAGTTATGCTGGGATGCGAGGTAAAGGGGACTACCTTCCCCCCAAAGACACAGTTTTGTTTTTCGATGAGTTTCATGAGCAAGTGGCCAAATTCCCTGCTGGGGGGTCTCGTAACGAGGTGAACAAGGGGCATGTCCTGGGTAAACCCATGCGGCCCAGCGTGAGAAGACGGGGTTACACCATTTCCAGTCTACAGGCATCTATATGGATGCAACATGTTAAAATGAATGTCTTGGTTTCGGCGACCCCTTTTAGTGATTGGAAGGGGATGAAAATCCTAGAACATGCTGGGATGTTTGATGAGAATTTCGAGGGGGACCTCAAGACGTTTGGTCAAACGTTTGGGGCCATCGGTAACTCGGATGGATCACTCACCTCGCGACCAGGTGTCCTGGGGGGCCAAGATCGGGTACGCGCCCGACAGCACCTGTACAACCAAGGACTTTTCGATCACCGTCAAATTGAGTTGCCTCCCGGCATGGTAGATGCCGAAACCGTGAGTGTTCCCGGAGACCCAGAAATAATTAAAATCAGTAACGCCATCGATCAAGCCTACAATGAAATGCAGGAAGGGGGTCAGGTAGATCGTAACCTCGCACAGAATATCAAGAACGTTAAGAAGTCGGTGTTGGAATCTATCAAACTCAAAGACGCTATCCTACTGGCCAAGGACCGGGTAGAGAACCACGGCAAGAGCGTGGTCATCTTTACCGACCGGAAAACATCCACCCGTTGGGACTTAAAGAAACTTGAGTCCGAGTACGCCCGAGCCAAAGAAAGAAAACGGTTGGGGCAGTTTGTAGATTTCCAGGGGTGGATTGGGGTGGATGGTAAGCCTTACCCACTACCTGTGTCCGAGAATATCGTTAAGTTTCGACTGCGCGTTGGGGAGATTGTCGGGACCGACCTGATCGTCACCCCCGGGATCGCAGACATCCAGGACTACATCCGAGACACCCTGCAAGCACCTTTTGGCATGTACATGGGTAGTGGAGAACAGACGAACACTTTGGATGATTTTCGATCAGGTCGGGTTAAATATTTGTTCGCCACTCTTAGTAAAGGAAGTACTGGCCTAAGCCTTCACGATAAGGTGGGTAACCGACCTACGGAGGCCATTGTTGTGGCACTACCGTGGACCGCAGCCACCGTGCGCCAGGTCGCCGGACGCACAGCAAGGTTTGGTATGAAGTCACCGACGAAATACCACTGGTTGGTCACCGACGCTAGCCCGTTTGAAAGTGAGATGGCTTCTCGAATGGAGGAGATGCTTCTGTCGATGGGTGCCTTGGTTAATGGCCGAGTCATGAAAAATGCATCTGTTACAGGCGAGTTCGACATGGAATCCGAGTTAGAAGATCGACTCGTCAATGGTATGAGTCCCTCGGAACTGCAAGTTGGGGAGCAAACCGCAGGCCCCGTGTCGGCCAACCCGACAAAACTGGGTCAGCCGAAAGCCCAGTCCAAACCCAAAGCGAAGCCCAAAGCGAAGCCCAAAGCGAAGCCCAAAGCGAAGCCCAAAGCGAAGCCCAAAGCGAAACCCAAAGCGAAACCGGAATCCAAGTCGGATCTGGACGCACGTATGGATGTCGAAAGAGCCGCCGTGGCCATCGAGCTCCAGGCTGAGGAATTGATGGGTGACCTCCGCACCGTTTTGGGTGAGCGGGTTCGATTAGTCAAACGTTTGAAAGAGTCTGGGTTTGCCCCTGGGACGGAACAGTTTGCCCGTGCCGCAGCGGCCAACGCCCGAGAAACTCAGTTCGACCAGCAGATGGTCAACTTCCGCAAAGCGTTTGATCAAATGAACATGCCCGTTGAAAGTATGGTTGACGAGGCCTTGCGCCAGATTCAATCCTCTCGCGACGTGTGGTCTGAATTAGGGGACCTGACTCAACCACTCCCCACCGAAGTAACCGAGGCCGCATCGAAACCTAAAGCCAAGGCGACCCGGAGACCTCGTGCCAAGCACCTGGGTGAAGTATTGCCTACAGATGTTAAGTCTTTAAAAGCCCACCCTTGGGTCGAGTCCGTTCGCAAGAAGGGGGATAGTGTCATAGTCTCCTTGAAAGACGGGTACCGAGGTAACTTTAATCGGGTTGTAGAGATGGATCTGGATAACATCTCGGAGGAGTTCCGAGCAATCTCCCGCACTGCCGGGGGCGACGCATATACCAGAGGCGACGGGGAGTTCGGGGTATTTGCATCTTCAGAAGATGCGGTCCAGGCCGTGTTCGACTTGGACCTTCCCTTGGACACTCAAGCGTTTAAGATCGAGGAAGTCTTTGACGTTGTTGTGCTTCATATCCGTCCAACACGATTGCCGAAAAACCACCGCCTGATCAAAGAGGGGTTCTTCAACACTGTCCGCGAAGACAGTTTCTCCCTGGACGACACGCCCACACCTACCCACTTCGGTGAAAACGGCATCATTCGCCTCTACGGACCTCCGAACGGGGCGACCCGACGTAGTATTCGAGAATCCCTAGAAAGTGCCGGGTATGGAGGAATAACCATGCGCTCGGGATCATCAGTGAACACTTTAGAGGGACCTGCGGAGGATTTCGAGAAAATGATGACTGCTGTGGATAGTTGGTACCGATCCCAAGACTCTTTGTCTGTGTCGGATACGGGGATTCCTTTGGGCGGTCACACTCACCCGGACCCCGCTTCAGAGGCCAAGATCCAAGAGTACGCGGAGAAACTCCGTCGGGAACCACTCACCGAAAAAGAAGACAAAGACTTCAAAAAACTGACGCAGGAGAAACGGTCAGCGACCTTCTTTTCCCAGGGTTTGAATTGGCAGTCCACCCCAGGTCTCCAAAAGACCACACTGCTCACCAACCAGGAAAACACTTCCCCTCTCTTCTCGGGCCTAAATTTCGAAGAGTACCAGACGCGGGATGTTCAGTCCATGTGGGATGTCGGGACCGCCTTCGTCACCGGGATGACGAGCGACAGTGACTTCTGGGATGCTTACGAAAGTATCAACTCCGACGACTTTGTGCTGCGCCAGTCGGCCCTGGCCAACTTCATCCATGTCCTAAACATGATGGCTGTCAAAGGCCAAGGTGACCTTGGATCACTACGGGCGAACTCCCGTCGGGCCGAAGCACTGCTCCGTCGGTTGCAGACCACCACAGGTCAGGCGAATAATGTCGCCAAGCTGTTCCAGTACTACATCCGACAGACTCCACAAGCGTTGCAGGCCACTGCGCTCACGAACCTCTACAACGCATATGTAGGTGAGACGGGGTTGAACGAGAACGACGTCAAGCAGACCATGCAGAAGGCCGACGACATGATCCAAGATGCTGCCGACGACGTCATCAAAGGCCAACAACCAGATATGAGGACGGTCGAAGAGATTCGCCGGGACGCCCAAAACGATATGCGCCGAGTCGCATCCCTGGACATTATCCAAGGTTTGAAAACTATGAAGGGTAAGTTGGCTGACCTGCTCAAGAACAACAAAGACAAATTGTCGGTTGAAGATAACGAAATCGAGGCCCTTGTGTTTGAGATGCTTGGGGAGCCTCAGAAGTGGTTGGACGCGATGGAACAGCGGCCAGAGATCTATGAGGAATTCACAGAAGACCAAATGGAATTCCTACGAGACCGCCTGACCAACTTCATGCAGGAAACCCAGGCGTTGAACGAGACGATGGAAACCCCCAAGGCCGAGGCACCAATGAGCCAAGGAGCCAAGGACATTCAGGACGCAGCACAAAAAGCGCACAAACGTAGGAAGCGTAAGAAGCGTAAGAAAAAGGAAGCTGCTGCTGAAACTCCGGCCACTGCCGAAACTCCTCCACCTGCTGATGCACCTGCCGCTGCTGAAACTCCTGCGGTTGAAGAGCAGTTAGAGGAAGATCCGAAAGCGTTACTCAAGAAGCGGGTCCGGGCGTGGCTGAAACGTCGTAACCGCACCAAAGATCCAGAGACCGTGGACGAGATCGATGTGGATGAGCTCACTTTCCAAGAGTGGAAAAAACGTTTGGATAAAATCGCCTACAGGTCGCTCAGGTTTCAGAGCGGCGGGGTAGCCAAGCTAGCCAACGACATGGGGGAATACCTCGGGGTTAACGAAGCCGACGCAAAAAAGTTGGCTAAACTCTACTACGGAGAGTTCCGCGAGAAGTTAAAGAACCGCAAGGCAGCCATCTTGTACGCCCGAGAGAACCAACGCCTGAAGCCCAAGATGCTCAGTGTACGTAAAACCTACCTCCAGAAAATCGTGGACCTGGCTCAACTCGGAGCCCTGGAAGACCAGGACAACCGATATGAAGAGGCCATGTTGGAGGCGATCGATGAGCATGTCAAACGGAAGAACCCCCTCACTGGGGAGAAATTCCGAGACATGGCTGACACGCTCGTAGAGCATTCAGAACTGGTTGCCCAGGCTGCCGATCTCGCCATCGAAGCCGGAGTCGCTCTGGACGTAGACCTCCCCTACCTCGTGCAAGTGAACGCCATGAATGTGGCTATGCTCAGTGCTTTGGGAGTTAAACTAAGTTCCGCTGCCAGAGTCGTTTTTTACACGAACATGCTGTCTGGGATGTCTACCATTCTTGTTAATAATCCAGTTGGCACGGCGTTCAACTTACTTGCATCCACAATCAACGAGATATTTATCGCTCTGTCAGGTAACGATACCGCAGGTACCAAGGCCAAAGACATTCCCGCAATCCTCCGGTCGGTTATTGGGGGTGTTGCTTCAGGGAAAGACTACGCGACTGTGCTCAAAAACACTGGGGCCGACCCTGTCAGAATCACTCGGAAAAATAATGCCGACGTGGACACTGGAAAAGCAATGGCGAACTCCAAACATATCTTTGTGAGGAATTTGGGTCGTGTCGCGGAATTGGTTTCCAACGCAATGGGCATGGGAGACCTCATGTTCTTCGGGTCGGGTGAGAGTATGTACGCAACGGTTGAAGCGTTGGCTCAGGCCCGACGTCAGGCTGTGGCCGAGGGTAAAGACCCAAATGACCCTTCGATCCCCGCAAGGGCTCAAAAACTCCTGGAACCTATTTCCCGAGAGGCGGCCATCAACTCTGCTCGTCAGCGTGCGAGGCAGTTGGGTATGCTGGATCAGCTTGGTGAGTCTGGTGTCCGGGTTATGGCGCAGCAAGTCATGGAGGCGGCCCAGAATCCCTCCATTCGTCGAGCCGCCAATCACGGGGGGCGCAAGGTTACCTTTACCGAAGAGTCGGGCCGAGGGTTCGGTTACAAGTTGAGTGATATCCTGGGCGACATGAACCGCTCGCTGCCTACCTGGACAGTCATCCCATTCACGTCGGTTGTCGGGCGGGTTCTCGACCAGAGCCTAGATTACACGATCTTCCGAACCCCTCGGGCAATTGAGGAATCAATAAACCGCATTAAGACTGGGGAGGCCGTCCCCCGCGAATTGGCCAAAGACGAGATCCAGCACGAAGCTAATCAGAAAGACTCCATCCGACTGGCCGCTCGTCAGGTTCAAGGGGCCGCCCTCTGGGGTATGTTCCTGCTGACACTGGCCCTCAAAGACGAAGAGGACGAACCGTTCATGGAGTTGTTTGGTGCAGGGCCCCGCGACTTCTCTAAGAAATTCCAGTGGCGTGCCGCAGGCGGCCGTGAATACACCATGCGGATCGGACCAGTGTACATCCCCTACCGCTTGTCACCCCTCGTCATGCAACTGGGTGTCCTCGGCACATATATGGACAACATCAAATACGATGAGAACTTCCAAGACCCGGGGCTGGTGGACCGATTCCAGTTCTTCCTGACCCAGAACTTTTCCACCATGGTGGACCAGTCGTTCTTGTCGGGCTTACAAGATTTCATGGAAGCTATCGGGGAGCAGAACTCTGAACGGGCGGCTCAACGTTGGGCAGCTCTTTCGGGCCGTGCGGCTGGGTCGTTCGTACCCTTCAACCTGAACTTCACCCGTCAGATGCACCGTATCATTGTGGGAGAGGCCTACCAGACCGACCGAAGTGCACTCAAAGTATTTGCGTCTACAATCCCCATCGTGAACGACATCCTCCTCGACGAGCAACTGAACGTCCTGGGCGACCCGGTCAACATCGACAAACCCGTGTTGGAGTCCTTCACACCTGACCTGTTCAGCGGCCCCTATGACGAGGTGTCCAATCGGATCTTCGACTACGCGGCTGATCGACGTGCTTGGGTACCTGTACCATCGGTGCGCGGGACCAGTGTGATCTCTCACGGAGACATGAACATCCAAGAGCGTAAGAGGTTCAAGGACTTACTTGGCATGACGTTGACGCTGCCCCAATACCGGGATTATATAAAACTGCGTGGGAAATACATCAAAGAATTGTATGTCCAGCAGGAGGCCGAGATGATGCAAATACCTGCCGGACCTTTGGCCAAGAAAGCCATGTCTGACCTGGCCTCCGCAGCGAGTCGCCGAGCCAAACGAGAGTTGATCGGTCTCCCGGGAACCAAGCCGCCTTCAGCCCGGGCGACCCCGGTAAAAGGAAGGCCGTCTACTAAGAAGACGACCTACCCTAAGAAGACTTCGTTTTACTTGCCTTGAAATCAAACGTTTGAATTACGCCGTTTGCGACGTCGGTTGTTTCGAACTCGGTTGCGGGGATTACGTGCCTGCCAGTCCGAAACTTTCGGCCTCAGACGCTGTTGCTCTCGCACCAAAGTTGTCTTGGCAATATGCCAAGGTTCAGAGGGGAGCGGGGGTAGGGTGGGTTGGCAACGCCCTACGCACCCGTATTCGTACTCAAAGGTTGGGAAATCCCCAGGACAGCCAAGGTCTTCTGAATCACTCATTTGTTTCCGGGGGTCGAGCGTCAGCAATGATGTGAAGTCCAGATAGGTTCGACTTTTGAACCTCTTCTCCGGGCCGCCACTCTGGGTCGAGAATGACCACTTCCTTGTCCCCGGTCGCGTGTTCTTGCATCAGACGCTCGTGTGGGGTCTCCGGGGGCTTCATGCCCTTGTCTTCTTTGATCGCGTTCTCATAGGTCTCTCGATCAACGCCTCGGTCGGCCAAGGTCTTCTGAGCAAACGCAAACAGTTCCAGGTCATCACCACATGCCTCGCGGATGGTAGAAACGTACTTATCCCAGGTGTCAGTGTCTGCGTCGTTCTTTCCAGACAGGGCCCGGTGCATAACGCCAGAGAACTTAGCTTGGTCGGGAGTCAACTCGTGGCCAGACCAAACGGTCATCAGGCCGTAGAACTTGTTATCTGTCTTCCGAACAACACTGATCTCCCCGCAGAAGTACTCGTGGTCTTGGGTGTTGGCAAATACAGAAACCCGGTCTCGCAGGTCGTTGGCCCACTTCTCCAAAACGTCAGGCTCCAACCCCTCCAGAGCGATTGTCTCGGGGACAGAGGCCTGGGAAATAAAGTGGGTCAGGGTGCCTAGTCCCTCGGGAGCCAGGTTTTCATAGTTCCATTTCGCCATGCGTTGGATCAGGTCTTTTGATACGTCGGGTTCATTCATCTTATGTCTTCATGTAATGGTCTAATAATAATCCCTCCGCAGCAATCGGCAGCCCGGTCGCCCAGGAAGGGGTTTTGATAACTTCCTTGTGGATAGCATCATAGTACTTCTGAGCCCCTTCGAGGGGGACTTCGCAAATTAACTCGTCGTGGACCGTCCACATCAACAGGACGCCTGGGATTTTGTCCACCCGAAACAGGGCGTCCCGCAGTACATCCCGCGCAATGGCCTGGATGACGTTCTCGCACATCAGCCCGCCGTAGAGCTTGTGGATTGAATCTCCTGGCTTTTTGCGGCGTCCTCCGTGGACTGAGTACCCCGTGTACTCCCACCCGTACTCACCCATCTTACGAGTGATGTTGATGTAGTGTAGTACCCGTCCCGAAGGGAGCACAAGCTCCAACGTCTTGTCGGGAGAGTCGTAGGCTTCTATCACTCTTTGGTGTAGTGTTTTCCAGAATCCTGTGATCAGGGGGTTCTTACGTCGGAAGTCGGCCACCACTTCGCGAGCCTTGTGCTCGGGGATAAAGATACCCATCTTCTCAAGCATCCCTTGGTACTTCGCCCAACCCACCTGGTACCCGAGAGACAGAACCATCTGCTTGGTGATTTTATATTCATCTGGCGGGACTGTTTCTGCATACGGGGCTGGGTCTGTGTACCCGAGGTAAAGGCGAGCAAACGCCTCGTACGGGGATTGACCCAAGTGCATCAGTTCCAACATCTTTGTGTTACCTGTCATCCAGGCAAGTACGCGGGGTTCGATCTGGGAGAAGTCAATCGCAGCCAACTTCTTACCAGGAGGTGCGGCAAACACCTTCCGAATCTCATACCCCCAACGAGGTTTCGAAGTTAAGTTCTCCATGTTGAACCCCCCGACCGAAGTCCACCTCCCTGTGTGAGCACCGTGGTAAAACTTAGAGTATGGGAATCGACCGTCTTCTCCGATGCGATTCATGACTTTGGCGAACTTATTCCAGTGGGTGTGTATCTGAGAAAACTCACTTTTAGCAATGGCCCAAGGAGCCCGTTCTCCATAATCCTCTTGCCATTTGTGCCACCGGGGGTCTTCTTTATTTTGGCTGGGTGGGATAGGTATCCCGGCCTCCTCGCAAGCGTGGGTGAATGCGTACTTACTTGCCACCCCGGCAATGACGGGTTGGCCTTTACGCGCCATCCGACCACTGGGGCAAGGTTGGCCCACCCAAGGTATCAAAGCCAAACGTTTTGCTTTTTCGGCCTCCAGGTTTTCAAGGGCCTCGGCGACATATTCCTGGTTGACCCAGACGCCTTTCCAACCGAGACGCCGGGTCATTTGGCTAAGACGGCGTTCCGCATCATCCCAATGGTCACATAAGTCGAACCAGAACCGCAGGCAGGAAATTGTATCTTGACGACAATACACCACGTATTCCAACCACTCATCATCGGTAAAGTCTGCCCGACGTTTACCCCTCGCTTTGCGGCGGGGGTCCTTATCCATCTCGATACCGAACCGATGTTTGAGACAGCCTGCCAGGCTCCTTGGATACCCAGCAGATGCGGCGAGGTCGGCAGAGCATTGGAAGGTAATGTCGGCTTCCCAACCGCCCAAGTGACTGTTACGTAATATATATTCGTCGAACTCGGCGTTGTGGCAGACTACGGTCAGGCCTTCGAGCCGATCGAACAGGGCTTTGAGGTCGTCTTCATCGGGGCATTCAAGGCTGATGTCGAGGAAGCCGTATTTGGTCTGTCCGTAGACGTGTACCAGGAGTATTTCAAAATCGGGGTGGGCTTCGTAATTCACAACTCCCAGTTCTTTGACGGAGCATTCTTTATCCCAGTAGGATTCGACGTCCGCAGATACTGTCCCGACCTGCCATATAGGCATTGTTTGGGACCCGGGACCAGATGACATCTTCAGTGTGGTTGGGCTTGGCATTGTTTTTCTCTTAGTTTGTGGGCAATAAAAAACCCCTTACATCGCCACGTTAAAAACGATGTAAGGGGAGCATTTCCTAGAAAGAAGAAATGTAAATTTTAGACGACTCGGACCTGAGTTGGGTCACCCATTTTGACTTTGATGGTCGCTCCGGGCCGAGATCCGGTGACTCCTGGGCCAGGGTCGACGTAACTGACGATTCGGGCGTAGGCAGTGCAGGTCTGTTTGCAGCGGCCCCATAAGTAAGCGCAGTGCCACTTGCCTTTGTAAAAGACTTGCATGTGTGGGGCGCTGGGTAGGAGGTAACCTTTGCATCCGCAGGAGGAGCAAGGGTCACAGGTTTTGTTGGTATAAGCGTTGAGAGGCATGGTGTTTTCCAGTTTGGATTTATATCGATTAAACACATAATATGCCCCTCAACGGTCACTGTCAAGGGTGGTTTAGCCCAGGTTTAGTGAGATTGTATCCACCGCTCCTTGGCTCAAAGTACCTGCGCCTTTTACTACGAGGGTCGAGTACATGCCTCGTTTGCCCTCTTTGATTTGGGTGGCGATCTCGAAGATGCCTGCCCAAGCAGGTAGATTTGCAGGACGTAGAGCTTGACGCTCAATGGTTTTCCAAGGAGCCACGATCTTTTTGACGTCATATCCACGGACTCGGAACTGCATCATTGCAATTTCACCGTCGTCAGTTTCCAACGTTTGAATCCACTCTGGCCACTCAAAACCTTCTGGTGGGAATACCCCGACAACAAGGTCGATGACATCTTGTAGGGTCCCTTGGTACGGGGCACCATCCAAATCCAGGCAGACACTTCCGTTTTCCTTGACGTATTCATGACCTCGAAGGTCAGCTTCGAGTTCGCGCTTCTCAACCACGGTTCGAGCAATACGTTTTTCCCCGACGTACGTTTTAGATTCTTCGTCGTAGGGGATGCGTTCCTCCCAGTACGTGTCGCCACGCAAGAAGCAAAGTTTCAAGAATTCGGACTTCTCGTCTTTCTTGCCCGAGTGTTCGTACAAGGTACCACACTCATCCCCCTGTAGGAAGATTAGGTCTCCGCGCCCAGCCCCAAAATCAGATTGGGTTTTACCCGATCCAGGAGCGATCAGGAGCCACGGGTGGCTTTCCCGGATGTCTTCTGCCAGTTCGCCTTGTAGCCCCCCGATGGAGCCGCGAGGGTCCCCGGTTGCCGTGCGACGGGCGACCTCGTTGGCCATTTCATCTGCGACTTGGTGAGTTGTTTTCACAACTTTGGTTTCTGTCTTTTCGACTGCTTTGGTCTCAACGTCAGATTCTGGTTCTGGATCAGATCCAGTTTCGACTGGTTGGTTGCCTGGAAAACGTGGGTCATTGGGGTCGATGGAAAGGATCTCGTCTTCGTCAGTAAGCTCGAAGTCAAAAACCCCGTCTCCGATTTTGGTCCCTTCGCGGATAGTCGATACAGATCCGACGATCTCGCCGTCATCTGGGTTGTGATACCAGAAGGACCCCCCGACATCAGGTACCTGTTGGATCACCATATCGGGCTTAACGACAATCGGTTTCTTAGTGTTGTCCCGGAGGACTTTGTAATTGGTGTCGGTCACTGCGGTGACCTTGCCCACGGATTTCTTGTCTTTGTACTCGATGAAGAGTAGGTCGCCCTCTTGGAAAAGGAGTTCGACTTTGGAGGTGTCTTCCTTTTGAGAGGTTTCATTTTTAGGCGGTGTTAATGTGCTACGTTTTGGCATGTGTTATCCTTATTAAGGTTTTATTTAGTTAGGTTAAATTTTTTCTTTGTTGCGTCGGATGTACGCCGAAGATTCATTCTGTCGGGTAATGTCGGAAGCCAGGTCGTTGAAGTTTTCCAGGGCCTGCTTACGTGCATCTTTATCCGTAATTACTCCTTCGATGTAATTCTCCAACTTGGACACGTTTACGGTGGCCAACCCCTCTAGACGGATCATGTCGAGGTGGTGGTCTTCACCCGTTGCTTCTTCGATGGCTCGCTCCATGTGCGAGAAGGCCATACTCAGGTCGGTTATGGTGCGTGTCCCCTTGCGGTGGGCTAGTACGTGACCCGGCAGTGGGAGGTTCTCCTTGACTACGATTCGGTGCGTCAGTGCCTTAACCTTGTCCAGAGATTTTGCGACGAAGGTTAGGGTCTCTCGGAGCCGGGCAATCTCCCGCAGATCTCCATTTTCCAAACGTTTGATATCTAGGTCTTCTTGGGCGGTGAAACCCATCACTTTCGAAATGTCGTTCACCTTCTCGACGTGAGCCGGGCAAATAGGTTGCCGACCACACCAATCGCAGGCAGTGCCGGGATTTAAGCGGCTTAGATAATCCTCACACCGCACGGAGATCCGAGCTAGATCCGTCATGATGGTTTCCATGTCGGCCAGACTCATGTCGTGGACCTGGTCGATTTCGAGTCGGGGGTACACTACGTGAAGTTGAACCGGCAATTGGTAAAGGAGCCACGAGGCAGCCCCGTACGCTAGTTGCTGTTTGTTTTTTCCAGGTTCGTCCTGCATGGATCGACCAAATTTCCAGTCAACAATGATGACTTGGTCCTTGGTGCGGATGAGCACGTCGATGAAGCCCTTTTTTGGGTTTCCTTTTTCGTCCTTACAAAAGGGGATTGCGATCGCCCGTTCAAATTCTACTTTGGCTCCGGGGTACTGCCCCAACAGTCGGTCCCTGTAATCCATTGCGTATTGGACTAGCTTCTCGTGATCCTTTGAGAGCCCTGCGAGCGTATCGTTCTCGACACATTCGTGGAGCATGGTGCCTTCTTCGGCGGCAGGTTTATCGACCCATCGGGGTTCAGAAATATATCCCGGGCAGGTGGCCATCGACGACAGTCGGGAGGGGCTCATGGTGGGCCGTTTCAGTAAGTCAGAGACGGACTTCGAACGGAATTTGGTTGGTTTTGGCACTCGTTAATATCCTTTCTAGGGAGAGGTATAATGCATATGCATCTGCCGATCGCAACCCCAAAGACCCATCTTTTAGCTGTTTTTTCACAATCTTTAGGACATCATCTTTACGGCTTGACTTTTGCCTATTTCGGAAGGTGGGGCTAAAGAGGTCTTCGGTGCCTACGTCGGCGTCGCCAAATGCATTATAAAATACTTTCTGCCAACTCTGTGGAGCGATCCACCAAACGGTGGGGACTGCCAGTAGCTCTTGCTCCAGGGCTCCCCGATGCTGGCAGAAAGTCGTGGCTGCCTTCAGACCGTCGCCGGGCAGGACCTTCCCCACATCCTCGACAAAAGCGAGGCCGACGTCGAGGCCTTCGATCCAGGATCGCATGTCGGCGTGGTCTGGGAGTGGACCTTCGCTCAGGATGTTGAACTGGCAGTCGCACTGAACATACCACCCCGACTCGCTTCCAGGATCGATCACCAAAACTGTCCGGTCGGGGTGCATCCCCCAACTCTCCAAAATCCGATCCCGATCATACGATTTTTTAGATATTTTCATCGCAACCCATTCAACGCTCCCGGGTTTCGGCGGTACCTGTAGGAGGGTCGAACGTAGCCGCCGAACTGACGGCGAGTGACTAACCCCATGCGTACCAACATAATTAAATCGTCGCTGTGGGTACTTCCATAAAAACCCCCAACGTCCATCGGACGCAGGTATTTTTTATCACTCAAACACATTAGGATTTCCAGCCTACGTTCGTGGATGTCTTGGCTCTTGGCGAGCATCATGCCTCGACCTCGACCTCGACCTCGACCAGTTTCATGATGACTTCTTTTTCATCGATCAGGTAATACCGGGCGTAGTCGATCTGGATGTTGACCAGATTGAATTGGTTTGTTGCGACGACCAAATCTCCAATTTCAATGTTGTCTGATACATCTGGCCCCACATCGACAACTCGCGCCCACTCTCCTGACTGAGCTTGTGTCGAGACTGTTTCTGGGATGTAGATGTCCCCCACCTTCTCCTCCTCGGCTTTATAGTTGACTGGGGTGGCCAATACTCGGGTGCCTAGCGGGGCCGGGATTCGTTTGATGCCTTTCGGGGCTTTTTGCTTTGTGAATCTGTCTTTACTCATGATCTTCTCCGTACTGTAGGTCGCCGTCGTTAAGGCAATCTAGGTTTTTTAGCTTACTGGTTACGTTGTTATAAACTTCTTCTTCGAGGGTCCCGGCCAGGTAGCAAATGTATTGAAGTGACTTCGTCGCCGAGTCGGCCCGGTGGACCCGCCCCAAAACCTGCTTCAACTCTGTGGAACTGTACATGGGGGATATCAAAGATACTCGGGGGTACTTCCCGACCCGGTCTTGCAGGTTGACTGCGATGCCCCCGGCCTGGACCATGCAGATACAGACTCGGGCCTCGTCTCGGGCGAACCGGGTTAAAGCGTCCCCGCGTTGCACGTCGGTTTGGTCGCCGTGTATCGTGCAAATAGGGATCTTGGCGACCAAAAGCTTTTCGACCAGCCACTGAAGGCTGGCGCGGAAGTTGACGAACATGACAACACTGTGTCCCCCAGTCACATACTCTTGAGTCCAAGCCAACATTGGCTTGATCCGAGCTAATTCAAGAACCTGTCTTTGGTACCCGTAGACTTCCAAATCTCCCGCCCCCGAAGAAACAGATATAGACAACTTCTTTCGGAGTAGTTTGTTTTCTTCTAGGACTTTATTTAAATCCCGCACCCCATTAGTGTGCAGTAGTTTGCCCTCGATCACCGTCTCGGGGAAACCCGCAATGTCTTCCTTTCGGAGCCTGGACCCCCACGTTGGGAAAATCTGCTGGTGCAGTTGGTTCATGTGGTGGCGTTGATCTTCGATGTCAGACGTCCACTCGAAAGCAAATCGGTTGAAGTACGATACGTGGCACCCGTAGGTGATGGCAAATCGGTCCCAGTGTTTCCGCGCAAACAACCCCAGGAAGGGGCCAAGTGACCTCAGTTTGAGTGGATTATCGGCTAGTGTGGCTGAGAGTAGAATGGCGGCAAAGTCCTGCTGCAGCGCGTGGCGAACCAGGTGGGATGTCAGGGACTTGTATTGTGCCGTCTTGTGCACTTCGTCGAATATGAGCACTGCGTGATCCGGTATATCCCATTTGAAGGCCTTCTTACCCCGCTTCTTTACCCAGGTTGTCTTGCCCCCACGCATCTTTGCGTAGGACTCGATAAACACGGGCTCCAACCCCATCTTCTCGCAGTGATCTGCCCAACCATGTTTGGCCACTGCGGGGCATACGATGGCCGGGGAATACCCGAGGCGGCGAACCAATTCCAAAGAACAAAACGTTTTGCCGACCCCGGTCGAACTTGCGTCCAACACAATGCCTTTGTCGAGAAACACTTCCATCATGTGTTGGATGTGGGGTTCTTGATAGTCAAAAGGCTTCACTGTGCGAGGAACCCGAAGTTGATAGTTACTTTACCTTTGTCCGACGACTTGGGGTCAATGAACTTATCGGTGCCGAGTAGTTTGTCCTTCCTAGATTCGATCTTGTCTTCTGCGGTGGCTAGCTTCAGCAGCGCGTCGGCCCCCTCAGCGTATATTGGGTCACCGTCTAGGGTGTACCTACCTGTGGGCAGAGTCCCCTTTCTGAACTCTTCTTTGGCGTGGTCGATTAACTCACTAGTTCGAGTGGCACGGTTGAAAGACGACTCAACGTGTGCTTCGACGTTGTCGAGTTGCCCCTCCAAGATGTTAGTCTGAACCGCAGCAACCCGCTGCTTCTGCATCTCTCGTTTTGAGGCCCACCCCAACTCGCTCTTCCAATTCCATAGAGTCTTGACGGGGACCTCTGTCAGTTGTGAAATCTGGGGCATGGTGTAGGTACCAGTATCCCAAAGGTTTTTGGCAATGCGGACGTTGGGATTTTCGATTCTTTTCATTTTCAAACGTTTTTATGAGTGGATTCTCTTTTGTACCCGATGCGTTTCTCGATGCGGTCAATCCGATCGATTTTCTCTTCACTCATTTCACTGAGGTACTTGGCTTCCCGGAGGCCTTCTAGATTTCGACTGACCCGGTAGTTACTGATCCCAAGTTTCCGGGCGATCCCGGCCTGAGTCATCCCGGACGCATAGAGGTTCACGATCTTCCGGTGCATCTCTAGCTTGTCGGGGTCTACAGCGGGTTGCACCTTTATCTCGTGCCTTTTAGGTACATCTGGGTTGGTCTCGTCGCCCCAAACCTCGTAGGTGCGTGCGATGTGCCACATGTGTTGATCTCGGGACCCTTCCTTCCTAAGAATTACTGGGCGTCGCAAGAAATAATATAACTTGGGTTTCCCGGGGGCTGCCCCTCGGGTCTGTAATTCGCTGGGTGCGGTTGCCATCGACATCCGCTTACCTTGGACGACAAAGTACGTGGCGGCTCGGCGAACCACCCCATCTCGGTTGACTTCGAAGATGCCGTCCCACTCGGGGACGCACCTCCATTCGGTTAGTTGGGGCATGTATCTCCCTCAAAAAAGGATTCAATGAGTTCGCAAATCAACCCCGCACTGGGGTTAAATTTTGGATCTTCTGGAGTAGACCCCTCGGCTCGACGTACGTGGTGCTTGAATAGGCTCGGGTGGAGGCCTGTTTCAGATATGTGGTCAGCTTCCGGCCCTTTCAAGACGGCCGGGTGGTCTAGAAAAATCGTGAATGTTTTGGCCCCTTCGATGGCCTCCACTCGGAGGAGTTCATTCATGTACCTGAGATCCGTCACCCAGATGTACACGGGTTGATCGTCCCCCGCAGTATACCTCCGGTGTAGTTCTAGATCTGTTTGGACGTCGCCCCACCAAGTGTTTATCCAGCGGTCTTCGTCGTAGCTGCGGCCCAAGGACCCCAAATCCTGCATCTCTTTCCGAAAATTAATTTTGTGGGCTTCTAAATCGTCGAGGCCTATGTTGTGTATCAAGCATATTGCCGCTTTGATTCGGTCCGCGAAGTTCACCTGGTGGTGGTACCCCGGGAGTTTACTTTTTACCGACTTCATCAAAGTGTCTTTCCCCGTCTCTGCAGGGGCGTGTATTGCTATAAATCGTATTTTATTCATTTTCATTTACATTTCTTTTCATCTTCCCTGCATCCCACATTCGGCAGTAGGACTCACACTCGGAAATATTCCTGTGGGTAAAGACGATTATCTCTTCGCCCGGGACCTTCTCGTAATACACTTCCCACTCTGGCCCACACCTGCGTACGTAGTGCTCAAACAACTGGTTCAACATGTGGGTGTGGTGTCCCCTATCCTCGACGAGCCCCGGCATGTTTTCCTGTCGGGCATTGCCAAAACTCCTAAGCACTGCCTCAGGACGGTAGTCACTCCCTTTGTAAGCCTTACCCACTAATCTACCCTCGTTCCACCGTCGCCAATATCGTAGGTCTCTCCGGTCTCCGAGGAGACAGTGATGTTTTGCCCATATGCGGTGCCTGGGGCCGAAAAGCGAAACGTCGGCCTGTCGCCGTTGGTTCGCCCGACGTAGTTGCCTTGCTCACTGCCTCCAGAGTACTCGATGCCGACTGACGTGGTTGACGAGTAACTAGGGATCAAGATCACCAGGTTGCCGTCTCCCTCGGAAATAGGCTTCCACACAAACCCAGAGCCATGGGTTGGGTTATCCGCCAAGGAGGGCGAATGAGGGTCGGAGGTAACCCCCTCATCTTGGGCTACTGGGATTTGTGTGGAAGTTAAAAGGGCCTGAGTCTGGTCGCCTTCTTGACCAGTTTCCAGAGTGTTATTTTCGATGGCGACGGTGGCGCGATCAACTGCGTCAACAATCTGCTGCGTACCACCTCCATCACCGTCGTCTTGTAAAGTCAAACGTTTGAAATATTCTTCACCTTCGCATCCGGTTAAGAGGGCGAGGATCGGCAGGAGGGCCGTTCGGGAAATGAAAGTTTTCATACGGTGTAAGTAAAGTTGAGTGTGATCCATTTGAGAACTCTGAATAGGAAGTAGGCGATGCCGAGGAGTCCGCACCCTGCGAGGAAGACAAGGACTCGCAACCACGGAGTGGGGTCGGGATAATTCGGAAGGTAACCCATCAAAAGGCGCTCCTTGCCGCCCAGCCCATAAGTGCGGCAGCGGCGTTCCGGTTCTGAACTTGGTCTTGGACGGGCAATCCCCCAGCCTCCATGTGTAATTCTTTTTGAGTTTTTATCCAGGCGACCTGAAATCTTTTCCACTCTTCGAGCTTGGCGGCTCGGGCTGCCATAAGCCCGTAGTCCATCGCATCAAGTTCTGTGGCCGTCGGCATGAGGGTAGTCTGCGGGGCTTTGACAACCATGTTAGTCGTCGCGCACCCCGAGGCCAAGACCAATAATATAAAGGTTAAATGTTTCATGAAATCACCATAATGTCAGTTAACTTAGAATAGGTCACCGGGTGACCAAAGTCAAGGTTGTAATCTTCCAGGATGCCTTGCAGATCAAAGGTTGAATCAACTACCCAGATGTACGACACAGTCAACCCGGTGTCTTCGCTGATCATCGCGCCGTGGAATTCAATGTGTGATACTTCTTCCAGTAGTTTGATGTGTAGTTGGTTGGCGGCTTCGAGAAACTTTTCCTGCGTCTTCCCTTCGCCGGGTATCGTGTTGATTATTTTCATAAGTCCCCCGCCCTGTCACACTCCCCGCAACTGGCTGGGATTATCCGGGCGATCCCTTCGACAACTCTGGTTATCTCCTCTCGGAAAAACCACTTCCCGAAATCTGCACAGAACTCCTCTATCAAGTCCTGGAATTCTTCTCGGACAAAAATTTCATATTTGAATTCCTCTACCCGATCGTTTCCTAGCTTAACTTTAAAAGTGACAAAACGTTTGTCAGATTCCAATTCTTGGAAAACCCGGCCTTGGACGGTTAATCCAGGCAGTCCATGAGGGGGGAAAATTGTCGCTCTCTTCTGAGCCTCTTTCAGGCATGCTTCATAGTATTTCGCCAACTGATTTGCGTAGTCTTCGGGATGACTCATATTTTTATCTCTTTCTCTGGAGGTACATAAAATGCCGAAATGCCTTTGGCTCTTCGGACTGGGTTGTGGACAATTTCATATCCTTCGGTGTTTGTGGACTCAAGGCGGTATCCCTTCAAGATGTTGCAGTCTTCGAGGCGGCGGTACAAAATGTTGCGCCCCAACTGTGGGCTTCGGGGCCGGGCTTTTTGGTATGCGTAGTCGTACGCAGCCCCAATCATCCGGGAGCTAATAAGAGCCCCAAGCGGTAAGGCCTGGTCGGGACTGTCCCCCCAAAAGATCTCCCCTTCGGCACACCAGTTCGCCACCATCTGCTCGAAGTGATCTCTGCCGTATGCTTCCTGCTGCTCCAATGCCTCTGTCCGAGGTGCCGAGCGCAATCGGTCGATGTCGTAAGGACGTACAGACATGGCATCCATAAAGGCAGCCAGGCCGCCCGACAGCATGTGATTCTCCAAAGCGCGGAAGTACTTAAAGTTGCCCTTCATTTTTGGGTTGCAGTCGATCACGCACCAACGCCGACTGTCGGTCTCGGCGGGGATCGCCCAATCTTCATTTGTCGCCATGATGATGTTGAGCTTGTTCGGCTCGTCCACCGCATCCTGGAATTTATACTCGATTGAATATGTGTCCTCGGTGACCAACGCTTTGAGAGTCGATGCGTTCCTAGGGTCCCCTGCAAAAAAGGCTTCCTCGGCGACCAGGAGTATCTTGGCCGCAAGCAGAGAATTGAACCTCCCCACCACTTTCTCGGCCTTGGAAATTCGCACCCCGTGCGTCCCCGCGATGTCGAGCACCCACCGCAAGGCCTCTCCCTTACCGATGCCTTTTTCCCGCGAACGAAAAACCAGGACGGTTCCAGGGCGTTTGCCCCCGGGGTCCTGGATCATCCGGGCTATCCAGTCGAACACATATTCGGACAACTCTTTGTTGCCGTTGCACATGACGTTCTCCCAGTGCTTGCGGTACATACCCCAATCACCTGGCTTCGGAGCGACGTTCCAACCCGTCCAAAAATCAAACGAGTCCGGCCTCGGATCGAGGAAAGTACAGTGTTTAAGTTCCCGGCGGTCTTCGGATTTCATCCACATTTTAAACTGGGATACCTGCTTACCTTCATACGTTTCGACCGTCTTGTTTTCGTACCAGTCTTCGAGAGATTTTTTCTCCTTGATCTCGTGCTGAACTTGGATGCCGGGTGACTTGGGTCCGTGTGTCACGACGAACGCATTTTTCACCCCTCGGCCCACGATGGCCAATTGGTCGTTGAGTTGGTCGATGTAGTTACCTGAAGGCAGGTCAAACCTGTATGCCAAGGAGCCGTACCCCCGGAAGCGGCAAGAAGAGTGGAAACACTTGTATATGATGTCTCCACTGTCCAGGCGTATTAAGTCACTGGCGTTGTCCCGGCCGGTGGTGTGCTCGGCAGCCCAAGGACATTCCATGTTCCAAAAAGTGGCTTCTTGGCCTTGGAAGTCCTTGCGGGTCTCTCGGCCCGTAAGGTAGGGCGTCAACTCAGAGAGTACAAACTGCATGCCTTGGTCGGTCAGGTTACGGAGAGATGAGCGAGTCAAACGTTTGACATCTTCAACCCCGCTGACCTCCTTCCAAATTTTAATCATCTCGCGGAGGCGAGCCCCATTACCTTTGACTTCACTATATGGCATCGACCCAGGGACCATGCGGCCTGTCACGGTCATGAGGCAGTGCTTCCGAAATACCTCTACACCAATGGGTGAGAATTTGTGGTTTTGAATACCCAGGGAATCCGCGTGGAGGAAAATGTGAATGCCGTTGCCACTTGGCGAAAACTCGGTAAAGCTTGCGAATTCGTTGATGACGTCGATGGCTGCATCATTGATCGTGCCGTCTGGCTCCACGCAGTGGTCTAAATCGATCCCCACAATGTCCTCATCGGGCTGGAAGACACGGGCCAACCTAATGTGCCGATTCCACCTATCCTTCCTCTGAGAGCGAATGACGGCCTTTTTGGCGGCCTCGTATGACATGAGCGCGTCACCCCCGCGCCACTTGAGAGCCCTCCAAGAATCTAGGTTCCAGGGCACCTTGTTCCACTTCAGAGTACCGTCTTTACCACGAGTCGGAAAAACCAGTAGGGCCATCCAAGTGTCCTTTTTCTGCATCTGTTTCGGGATGTCCTCCCAAGACTCGCGGAGAGGTACAGACAAGGCCGCTTGGACTTCTTCCCGGGTGTATCGTTTCGAGGGGTCGTGGCCTTCCGGCTCGGCCAAAGGACCGCTCAGACCTAACTTCAAAATAACCTCAGCGTTACTTGGGCGGGGAACTTGTACCGTTTGGCCTTGGGGCCTCGGTTTCGGTTCTCTTTGTCAATGGGCATTTCCTCGATCAGGCCATTGGCTACCAGGAGGGCGACAACCCCCCTGGCTCCCGGCTGATCCAGATCGTGCGACCGGGCGAACTCGGATATCGACATAGTCTTTTTTGATCTCTGAGGCATTATTTACTCCAACTAGTTAGCATTTCGTCGAGCTCGACGAGAATCTCATCCTCCATGTCGGTTTGGATGGCTTGGTGCTCTTCGATCTTGGGGTGCATTTTTGCAGTCTTGCGTAGGTTATAATACCCCATCCGGTGTTCGGTCTCCAACATGCGGAGCAGACAGTGGGTTGAAAAACTAGATTTGCAAAAGGTGTTTACGAGCAAATCCAAAACCATCTGGATCGATGTCATTTGGGGGTTGAAGTGCTTGGTCCAAAAATCACTGCAATCGTCAAGTCGCTCTCCGATACCCCTTGCAGAATCCAAAAGAAAGGGGGCGAGGGTGGGTCGGAGTTCTTTCACCTCTTCGGGGGTGAAATTAGTGTAATTAGGTATCAGGGCCGACTCTCTCGGATTCTGCGCGGCGTGAGTGAGTGTCGCTTGAATCAACTCGTTGACTCGATGTTCCAGGTCGGTTGGGGCTTCGACGTTGATCTTGTGGTCCCGGAGTATCACAGATATGTTGAACTCGGGATAATAGTGTACCAACTCTTTGAGTCGAAACTTTAACTCTTCCAAACGTTTTTCTTTTTTAGGGTCCATGTGATTACTTGGGTTTTACGATGATAGTTATTAGCAGCATTACTGCCATGCCGACGGCCATGCCGATGAAAAAAGGCACCAGCCAACCAGGCATTGATTGGGGGAAGGGACTAATCTGAAAGAAGGAGCAGGCAATTAAAAAGTAAAAGCCCACCCCCACCAAGACGGCCAGGACGTTAGTCATCAAGGTCTTGATAATCAACCTCCCGGGGGTTTTCGAAACCTTTGTAGAAAGCGTTGTCGTCCTTACTTGCCGTGAACCCGGCAGCGCCTTTGTGACCTCCCCCACCCTTCGTCGAAGCAATCTCCCCACAATGGCCAGAGAAGCCCGGGTTACCCGAGTACAGGCCTACTTTGATGCCTTTGGCTGAGGATACCCAGGTTAGTACGCCGACATCGTCGCCGACGTAAGGTAGGATGCCCTGCGCCCAAAGTGACCCACGCTGTCCGTTACCTGCGACCCAAGTATGTCCGGCAAAATCGACCAAAAACGCAGTCTTCTTCGCTTCCCGGGTTATATTTTGTCCTTCACAAACGTAAGCAAGGGTACTCCGAGATTCGTTGGGTAATTCTCTACCTTCGAGCCAAAAACCCCACTCTTCCGAATCCGGCCCCAAGGGCAGCAAGTTAAAATTGAGTTCGCGCTGCCAAGTGCAGACTTTAGTCCAATCCCCACTTTGATCCCAAACATCGTAGGCGGCAATCATTTCAACCGCTGTCGGGACCTCTTCCCGGTACGATGTGTATTCCCAACAGAGTTTGGACGCTGCTGTGCCGTCCCGGAGCAGACCTCTGGTCGTGAACCCAGCTTCCTCGGCCGCCTTGATGGCTGTGGCGTGGTGGTCGATCCAATGGAAATCAGCCACCCGGTCTTTGATAAAGGACATCAAGTCCATCGGTAGGCTGAAATCGACGAGGAAGACGGTATCCGTGGGGGTGAGTTCCTCTAATTCTTCTTTCAACTCTTCTTCGTCATACCCAAAATCAATGCCTCGGAGCTCGACATAGTTCAGGTTGAATTTTTTGATAATGGCAGCGGATGCGTGGCCATCTAAGTCTGCGGAGGGGTAGTAGCAAATAGTGTGCATGTTGTTTCTTCTTTCTTAGTTTTCAAACGTTTTGTTGTGGGGTGCTTAGGAGGATGCTTTCCAGATTTTTTCAACCAGACTACTGCCTTTAGACGTTGTGTTTGGTCCGTCGGTCCCGGCATAGGTGATCAAACCTTGACTCACCAACTTATCTAAGAACTTGGCATCTGTGATGTCCCCGAACATTGTGGTGGGCTTTTCCATGTGGACAAGTAGTAATATAAGTATTTCGGGCAGGGATAGGGGGGTAAATGTCGGGCCCTCTTCAGGTTGGCCTTTGATAACCTGTCGGATCTCCTCGTTGATCTCTCCGGTGATAGATGCGTAGTCGCAACACCACTCCCCTAATTTAGACCTGTCGTGTCGGGCGCGTTCTATGACCATCTCCTTGTCGAGCAGGAGATTTTTCAATTTCATTTCGTAGTTCATATTCCTGCCCGTTCCAACGCGTCGGCCATTGCGAGTAAGTCTTTTTTAAACTCTTTGGGGTCTTCGTTATAGGGTGTGATTTCGAAACTACTGAATCCAGGGGGGCAGGGTATGCCTAGTTCTTGGCAAGCCTCGTAAACATCCCCTTCGCGGAAATTGTCTAAGGCGATTAATTTCTTCTCGGTTTCCCTATCAAATTCAAAAGGCTGTTTAGAGATCTTGGAATCCAACCCGAGTCTCCGAGATATGGAGCATCCGGCTAGGCACTGTTGGCAAATGCCGTCGTGGTAGGGGCGGTGCCAGTCCCACATGCGTATTTTGACACTTTTTAAACCTTCCTGGTGGAGGGAGAGGTCGTGCACGGCGTCTCGTATCAAACGTACCGGGTCGTCTATTGGGGCAAGTTCGCCCGTCTGCTTAAATATCATTTTGCACCTCCCTCTGGAGGTGCTTCGACGTGGTAAAGGGCCTGAGCAATAGCTGGCAACTCCGCATCGAAAATCTCTTGGATCTCCAGGGCTATGTCACGGTGCTCCTTTTGCGCCCCCTCGTATGTCCGGGCTTGCAGGTAGTGAATCCAACTGCGGATGGTACCTGTCATGTGCAGCGTGGTACTAACGCACATGGGGAGGATCATCCTTGCGGACTCACGGGCGACCCCTGCTTCGAGAAGATGGGAGTACAACACTTTGGCCTCATGCAAGAACTTCGCAATCTGCTCGTTCGCGGAATGCCCCCCATCACTAATCTCGGGGTTAAACACTTCGTCGCCGACTTGGCGGTTGGTCTTTCCCTGCTTCCGCAGTTCGAACGGCTCGAAGTCTGTCGCCTCGGCGTACCGTTGCGAAAACTCCTGGAAGCTAAAGCTACGGTGTCGCAGGATCTGTGCGCTAATCGCCCGTGACGTTTGGATGGTGACGCACATCGAAGCCATCTCGAAGATACTCCAATGCCCGTGCTTCATACAATAGCGGAGTAACTTTTCAGGCTCAGCCGTCTTGTCACCTCGCGGCGATGAGACCCGGGCCATTTCCACCATCTGTCTCTCTGCCTCGGGGGCGATCCATTTCAATTCAATATTCATGTTTCTTCTTTTTTGGTTTTCAAACGTTTTAAAATAGTGCGGTCTTTCCCGCCGTCACCTCGTCTATCCGAAGCGTCTATGCTAATCTCTAAACAGAAGGTTTAGGATATTCTTTCAGTTTGCTCATCGTACGAAACCCAAGGGTGGTGGGAAGTGGGAAATTTGGATGACCTCCCACCGCCGGGAAAAGGATTTCTGGGTAATGTTGTAGTGTGTTGGCACTCCCTGCTTGTTGGAGGGGGTGATTGTGAAAGTAGTTCTCATATTGTCCTTAGTTCAGTGTCTGTGATATGTCGGCGATGTCCTCTAAATTTACGCAAAAATCCCCTAAGAGAGCCCCATCGAGGGAGTATTGGTGGGTCCAGGGGTTTAGCACCAACGTGGTTCCCATGGCGAAAAAGCCGAACCCGTAAGGGCCTTTGTAGTCCTGAACCAACATCACGCGTGGAGGCAAGTGGTATGCCTTGTGGCTGTGGCAATACTTTTCGAGGGGTTTGCCCAGGCAACCTGGCACCGCGCAAGTAAGTGCGTAGAAATCTGGGTTGCCGGTACACGCTTCTCCAATCACTAGTCGTTGATTCCGTTGATCAGGGCAGTGGGTGCCGGGGCAACAGCGTACTGAGTGGCCAAGGCAGCCAGGTCTCCTCCTTCGAGGATGTGACGTGTGATCGCCGCCTCTGCTTGACGTGTGGCGCGGACCCGGCAGAACCCGGTTGAGTTATCCATTCGGACCTTCCGACGCTCTTTGACCAACGCATTAATGGCTTTGATACCATCTTCCATTTTCGCGTCTGGGGGTAATATCATGTCGGCGACGATTGTGAAGGATTTGGTGTCGGCGTCCTTGAAGCGGACGTACACACTCACGGGGATTGACCAGGCCCCGGAATTGCCAGAGAGGCGGTCGAGTAGCAGGTCACAACCTCGGTCTAGTAGACCGTACCGGGGTGAAACACTTGCATACTCGACCTCCCCTTGGGTGAGACTCATGAGTTGGTCGTACACATCTGCCAACCGCGCGCAGGGTTGACTGAGCAAACGCTCGTGGATGTCTTGGGCGACCTCCTCCTCCTTGGCCTGCATTTGGTCATACAGTGCTGACAACCGTGCGGCAGTCTCATTGGACTTGGCGTTGTGCTCGGCTGCTTGGTGTTCGACGATTAGCCCAGCCACGTCAGACTTGGTAATGGTAACGTCGATGTTGATTGGGGTTGCGGACGGGGCGATGATTTGAGGTGCTTTTTGTTCTGTGTTTTCCATAACTTCTTTCTGGTTCATTTTAAGTTGGTGCTTTAGTTCGCGAATAGCTTGCCTAGCTTCCCAACATTCTAATTTTAAAATAGGTCGTATTTCTTCGACCAACAAGCCTGCGACGTTTAACTCTTCGCCGCATTCGGAGCAGTTGAATGATCGACTGATGTTCAGGTGTCCTTGTGGCTTACCATTCGGAGATTTCAGCATTGTACGCGTCACACACGTCGCCTTGCATAATTCGTAGTTCACGACATATCCTTAATCAAACGTGCGGCAATAAATTCGATCTTGGCCAAGGTTTCTTTTGCGTCTTCCCACTCTGCGTAGCGGATGTGCTCCGAAAAGGCCTGACCCGCTTCGAAAATATCTGGGTCTAGCGGACCCCCATCACTATCTCGGGGGATCGAGGCACACTGGTTACCGACAGCACATGTTACCCAGCTACGTGCGCGTTTTGTTAGTTGCAGATGTCTCGGGGTGCCAACTTTAGGGGGTGTGTCTAGGGCGGCGTTCCAATCGTACGAACCACGTCCCACATCTTGGGCGTAAGTTTTCAGGACCCCCTCTCAATCAGATGTGCGGCAATACCTTCGATCTCAACCAACGTGGTTTTTGCGTCTTCCCACTCGCCCTCTCCTATTTGGTCGTTGAATCGGGTTCCTAGGTATTCTAGTTCTGAGCTAATTGGTTGGCCTCCAGGCCGCCTAGGTATAGATGCACACTGGTTACCGACAGCACAGGTAACCCATGTGTTGGCCGCATCCCGAGCCTCGTAATGCTGCTTTGAGTCGTACAGGGGTGGGTTGTCTAGAAAAGCATTCCAATCGAACGTAGCGTCCTGGTATCTGTCTTGGGCGAAGGTTCTCATAATTTTCTTTCTAGGAATTTAAAATTGAAATTGCGCCCTGCATATGGATGTCGGGCAGTCTCCGAGCGCAATAAGTACCCTAGGGGGTTTGGACTAAGTTCCAAATTAAAAACGTTTTACTCGGAAGCAGCGGCGTCTTCCCAACCGAGTTTCTTCTTGGCTTTAGCCGTAGTAGCCTGGCCACCTGTCAGCAGGTCGTGTGCTTCTTTGAGCGCGGTGACCAGTTGAGAGTATGTAGGGGCCCCCTTCTCACCTTCCTGCTTGGCAGTGAAGTTGGAATACTTCTCCAACTTGGCGACCGCCTTAGCCCGGTAGCCTTTGACCTCGGCACGGAGCAGGTCGAGTTCCTCTTGCTCAGATGCACTGAGCTTGGGCTTGCGCTTGGCATCTTGTGAGGCGAGTTTGAGTGCTTTGGCCGTCAGTGCGTCCCACAACGGGGTCTCAGGCTCTGGGTCAGCCTCGGGGGGTTCGTTCGCGTCCTTAGTCCACCAGTTTTTGTACCAAGTGCGGTAGGCTTTGACTTCCTTCTTCCACCCTTTGAATTTCGGGTCAGCGAAGAGATCTACAAGGACACCCACTTTGAGTTTGCCGTTGCCGACTGCGACCCGGACTTCGTCCTTCATCTGGGCGATAAAGATGCAGTTGCGGACGTGCTGTCCGCTCTTAGTGGTCAGGGCGGCAATCTCCTTAATGGGCTGGCCAAAATCTTCGACCATGCGGATGAACCCGTCGCCTTGTTCCAGGGGCGTCAATTCAACCCCGGAATTGATTGAGTATATAAAGGCTAAGCGGCCTAAGTCGCTTAGCGGCCCAGTGTACTCATTCACCGGGACATCTTGCAGCCCGGCCTCCAAACAAGCGTAGTAACGGCGGTGGCCGTCGCGGAGGATGTCACCCTCTACTACGAGCGGACTCAGGAGTCCGTTGGTCTGGATATCTGCGACCAGTGCCTTGTCGGCACCATTGGAAATGTGAAACTCGCGGAGGTTGTATCCTTCATCTACCTTAATGTCAGCGAGAGCCATAGTGGTTGGAGTAAAGTCGGGGGCGACTGTGGATGGGGTGTTAGTTGGTTTTGGCATGTCTCAGTCCTATTAAATTAACGTTGCGGCTTCTATTGGCCGTACCTCAGCCTACCACAGGTTGGTTTTGGAGGTCAACACCTAATTCATATAAATTAATTTGGCAAAAAGTTGCGGCTTTTTTAGGGGGGTTGCGGCTTTTGTGCGGGTTTTGTGCGGGTTTTGTGCGACTTTTGGAAATCCATATAAATTAATTCCCCTTTAAAATTGAGAATCGTGCGTCTTTTGCGGTTTTTCTCTTATATTTAGAGAGAGAGAGAGAGAGAGAGAGAGAGAGAGAGTATATAATATAACTGAGGAATGTCGGAAAAAAGCCGAAAAGTCGCACGATTTTGAAAACAAAGGGAAACTAATTTATATGAATTAAAAAAAGTCGCACAAAAGCCGCACAAAACCCGCAATTGGGGGTAAAAAGCCGCAACTTTTTGCCAAATGTGGTAAAACTGTGGATTTTAAGGGGGTAACTGTGGATCGTGGTAAACCTATTTGGGAGAGGGGTCACCAGGCGACCTGGCGGCCGGGGGTGGGGGTCCCCGGTGCGCGTGTTTTTAGGGGGTGGGGGTCCCCGGTGCGCGTGTTTTTAGGGGTGGTCATAAATCCCGGTAGGCGGTAAGGTGGAGATCAACCCAGCAAAAGAAGAAACAAACTAGAAAGAAGTACACGTTATGATTGATCAAGTAATCACCTATTTTGACCCGGAGGACGGGGAGCTATGTTTGCAATGCCCATCTTGTAGCCAAGGGGCTGAGCCGGAAATGTTTCCCGACGTTTTCTACCCGGAGCACGACCTCGCCAATGAACCTGTATACCGGGCCGGTGTCGCCTTCAACACCTCTTTGCAAGCGCGTGGGCTCAACCTCGTTTCCTGCCCCCATTGCGGGACGGTGTGCACGCATCCTTACCCGTTGAACGAGGGGGAAATGGATTTTTTCCGAAATTACAAGTTGGGTCGAAATGTAGACCTAGGCACCTTTGAGTTTGAGGAAGCCTTACAAGCCTTTTGCAACTCGCACGGGATCAACTTTGAAACCGAGACTTTTACACACCGTGAGGTTATGGGGGGTCCAGATGGATTTACTACCCGATAATTACAAAGACACATTAGAATATTTCCGCGACATTCTCGAAACGTTGGACGGTCAACGATATGAATATGAAACCGAACACATGGATGCACGGGATGACTACCGCCATTTACCTGCTGAAGGCCTCTGGACCTATTCGAACGGCAATGACCGCCTGAAAAAGTGGATTGCTGAAAATTTCCCGGCAGACATTGCTGATTTTGGCGCATCCAATATCGATGAAATCAGCAACACGATTTTAGACGTCTTCGAGATGATTCACGACGGGCACACTATGTCTGCCTATACGGGGCCGGATTTCGTTGTCGCCACGTTCGAGGTAGGCGAAATTGAAAGTCAGATTGAGGTGGCCGATGTGGCCAAGATGGCCGACGTATCACCCGAGGTGGCCACTCGGTGGATCAAAGAACTTGGCCATGATGTGCAAACCGATTACTTCTTAACACATCAACCATGCGACGTTGTCCTTGTCGCTTCGGTTGACCGTGACCGTGTCGAAGAAATCATTACGGAATTATTTTGTGACCGTGCCGAGGAAGGAGGCAAAGCATGAAACTATTAGGAAAGAATGCCAGCTACAAAGTGGCGAAAGGCCAGGGGTTCGGGTATGATACGTATATCATGTACCTCGCACCGTCTACGCTGTCGGGCTGGAACACCTGCGCCAAAGCATCAGAGGGATGCGCGAAAGCGTGCCTGTTTTCTTCGGGCCGGGGAGCTCAAACCCAAGTGCGAAATGCCCGATTGCGGAAAACAGAAATGTATTTCCAGAACCGGGGTGAATTCATGCGCCAACTTGAACACGAATTGACCGGAATCGTTGAAAGGCGTAGGAGTAAAAACCCGGTCGCCGTTCGCTTGAATGGCACGTCTGATCTGGCTTGGACGACAGTGATCCGAAAGTTTCCGAACCTCCAATTCTATGACTACACTAAGCGCGTCGCAATCGTCAAAGCGTCGCAAGGTATCGACAATTACAACGTGACGTTTTCCCGTAGCGAATCAAACCAACGCGACGTGGAAACCGTGTTACAAGGGTACCCGGAAACGAATGTTGCGGTGGTGTTTGATGAATTGCCGGATGAATACCTAGGCCGAGAAGTGATTGACGGTGACGAAACGGATTTGCGGTTTCTAGGTCGGTCTGGTGTGATCGTCGGATTAACCCCAAAAGGAAAGGCCGGACGAGTTGATGAATCCGGGTTTGTGGTGCGTCATGCGTAACGCACTTTTATTCCTGATTGCCTGCATTCAACCCATTACCCTTGTTATAGTTTGCGTGGTTCTGTGGCTCCTTAAAAAATAGATAGATCAAACGTTTGAAAAACCCCGGTGGCCGAAAGCACCGGGTTTTTTTTTTGTAGGCGTCTGTGGATACCTTACAACACATTCGGGGCGGGGCAAATCGGCCGCCATTCCCGGGGGGCGGGTCGCGTTTTCAGGGGGTGGTCGTCTGCGCTGGTTTGGTGTAGGGTGGAGGCCGGGGCGACCTGCCGACCAAAAGAAAGAAGAACACAATGAACCCTAAACTAATATCCCTCACGTTGGCCGTCCTCGGCCACGCGATATTTGTAATACTCCTTTGGGCTTTAGGCCTGTAATCAATCAACCCCTAGAAAGTAACACACATGAAACACTATTACTTATCAGTAGGCAACTTCGACAACTGTCGCGACATCGTCGCGTTCGGTTCCAAAAAAGCGAGGGATGAATACCACTCGGACAGAGTGCGGTACTACCCGCTAACCCGGGCGGAAGCACGGAAAGCGCTAGTCGAGGACCACGATTACAATGAGGTGCGGGGCGTCGGGTGCTACGTAGGTAGCGCCAACATAGCAACCGACGCCCGTCGATACGATTGGGCAGAGGCCGATTTGCGGGACGCTGAGACCTACCGCTATCTGGACGCAACGGGCTTGGCCATGATTCCCGTAAGGCTATAAGAGCGACATCTGAATGGTCTTTGGGCCTGTAATCAATCAACCCCTAGAACAAGAAACCGTGTCGGAGATACTCCTACAGATTAACCTCTCCCAGAAACCAACGCCCTTGAGACAAGCGGACCTGCATAACGCGGGTGACCGTGACAAACTAGACATTGATATTTGGGACATTGACGTCATCGAGTCGCCCGTCGACTAGGCTTTGCGGTCGCCTTGTTACCATGCCTCCGTGTTTGGCGACACGGAGGCATTTTTGCGCGTTTTTCCCCCACCTCCAACGTCGTATAATAAGCATTATGTCTACTTGGCGACAGGGCAGCCAAGCCACCATGCTGCTAAAGCCAAATGCCCCCGCCCCCTAAACGATCCCTTTGCACGCGCGGACACCCCCACCCCCACCCCCCTCCGCAACTTTCCCGCCTCTCCCTCCCGCGTTCGCTATACATGGGTACCCCACCCCCGGCTACCCGGTTTCCTGGAATCCCAGGCAACAATTACCTTGAGTTTAAAAATAAAAAAAATCAAACGTTTGAAATGCTTCAGCCCCAAGACATCGATTACCTACTCGACCCGGAGACCGCAGATACCCGGGAACCAGGCTCCTGGTCCGGCCCGGAACCAACGGAGTGTTATTTACCAGAGTTGGAAAATCGAACCCAGTTGGAGCGAGAGTTGTACATGGTCGCCCAAGGCCCCCCGGACAGAAGGCACATCCATTTTCGAAACGCCCGGAACATGCTCTTTAGCGAAGTGGCTTTGGCAAAGCACAGGTGGGCTGACCACAGGTCGCAAAGCATCTGGGCAGACAGTTTCACTTCCTGGTGGGGTCCCGCTGCGTCAGTTAAGACGACAGATGCTGCCGCGAACGCCCTCACGTACTGGCTGGCCGCCCCGCAGCGAACATACATCTGCTGCTGCTCAACGACGGTACCTCAATTGGACAAACGGGTTTGGGGCGAGATCCTCCGGCTGTACCGAGACATCTGTACTCGGTTCCCCGAGATCGAGGCCGTCACCGCGTACCGGAAGCAAGATCGGGAAATCCAGTACATAGGTCCCAGCCCCAAGGGAGTCAGTACGAAGAACGTCATTCGGGGTGTCGCGATCATGAGTGGTGACCCTGACGAAGCGATCGGTAACGTGATTGGAACTCACAACGATCGAATCATGCTCATCGTAGACGAGGCCCAGGTTTCGAGAACCGCGTTGATTGACGCCCGGATTAATCTTCGTAAAGGGACAGAGGATTTTAAACTACAATTGATGGGAAACCCCACCGCCCAACTGGACCCTCTCGGCCTCCACTCCGAGCCGACCGAAGGATACGCATCCATTCTTCAAGAGATGGTGCACAAGCCCTACGAGTACGTCTCACCCGGACTGACAAAACTCTTCGTGGCCAAGCATGGTCGGCAGCCTGATCCAGAAGAGATGTACAAGGTAACCAAGGTCGCCGAGATACCTACCACCAAGGTGAACTGGTGGAGGACAGCGATAAATGGAAACCCCTTGGGAATATGTTTTTTCTACAATGGGTTTTTGGCCCCAAGTCTCGACTCCCCCGAGGAGGCCAAGCGACTGAAGTTCATGATCCAGGGGACAGACATCCACGAGGATTTGGACGAGTACGGGCCGGAAGACAGATACTTCTTCACGATGTCCTTGGGTTTCCTGCCGCCAGAGGGAACGACTACGCAGCCCTTCACGTTGGCACACTTCACAACAGCCGACTGTATCGACCGCACCCCCTGGGCAGAAGAGTACACCACGATCATGTCGGTGGACCCCTCGTTCTCAATGGGTGGGGATAAATTCATGATCAAGATTGCCAAGGTGGGGGTTGATGTTGAGGGAAGACGCCGAATCCATTTCGAGCCCCCGCTGCCCGTTCGAACAACCCGGTTGAGCGGAGCACCTTTTGATAATTTCACATGTTTGGAAACTGCTCGCACGATGCACCAGTGGGGAGTGACCCCCCGCAACACAATCTGTGACACCTCAGGGAACCACGGCACTCACCCAAGGCTAATCGAAGCATACTACGGACTACTTAAAAAATACCCAGAATACTTGGAGTTGCCATTCGCCACGATTTGGAGCGAACTCAAAGACCAGAACAACCACGACTACAACGACCAGATCCTCCGGTTCAGCGCACAAGTTAAAGCGGAGACCTGGGTGGACGTGGATCAGGGTACCGCTGGCGACAAGAAGTTCAGGAACATCCGCACCCAGGCATATTATCTACTCAGATCCTTTTTGAACCACAACCACCTGAGTGGGGTCTCTGCTTCGAACCGCCGGGTATTGTCGAACATTAAATCCAAGAAGGATGACCCGACTCGCCCCAGCCCGTTCATCCAATTGGAAGATAAGGCCGATATTAAAAGTCGAATTCGGCAGAGCCCCGATGAGGAAGACGCCATGTCGATGGCCGCCTTCTTACTACGCAAACGTTTTGCTTTTACTCCCGGCGACCACAACACCTTTGAAGTTTATTTGGGAGACACACATGAACCCGAATTTGAGGATTTAGATATAACTGTGAACATGCACCAACTACCATCTTTTCACGGCATTGACTTTGTAATTGCGGGTAGGTATGAGGGGAGCTTCGATTATGACTGAAAAGATTAAAATGAAGGTCTTGAACAGGCCGGAAGTATCCCCGCCGGGTGGGTATTCACTCTACCAGGTTGAACCTACAAAAGTCCGCATCACGGCCAAGTCCCTAGCTGGTTTGGAACAGGCGGTTCGAAAACACTACAAGTTGAACGAGATCCCCATCCCCCCGAACATTCGGCAGCTTGTGGAAACCTGGCTGTGCGATCGCCTTGGGGAAGAGTTCTGGCGTTACCGAGGCGGCCCCGCCATCGAGTATAAGAGGCCCCTTCCAGAAACCCTGCCGAAGACACCCGGAGGACCTGCCCGAAAGACGAAGAAGCGGAAGTTTACGATGAGTCAGATCGAGAACTTCACTCGTGCCTTGGTAGGCCCAATTCGGCGCAAGGAGTTTGTTACGGAGCAGGAGTTCATGCGTCGGGACGCCAAGTGCGCGAACTGCCCTTTGACCAGCAGCGAGCCGGGGTGTTTTTCATGCACTGCGGTTTTAGCACCCATCCTCCGCATGTTGATGGGGGGCAAACGTTGGAATCGGGTGTCCAAAAACAAGTTAAAAGTCTGTACCGCATGTGGATGCCTGCTGAGGGCAAAAAACTGGTTGTCTGAAGAGGCGATCACCCAACTGACCGCCGAGTCAGATTACCGACAGTTGCACTCGCAATGTTGGATTCGAGACATCGAACCAATCAAAAACAAATACTCCCAGGAATCGAAATGAAAGAAATCGTAAAGAAGTACAACATCATCCACAACGCTCAAACAGGTAAGTGGACGACATCTGTAACCATGACATGTGACGGCCGGGCCAGATCCAAGGTCATATCTCAGTCCAGCAACACGGAGACCCAGGCGCGAAACGCCCCTTACACCCCAAAGGGAGTTCAAGTCATGGAGGGCATGGAGCGACAACTGTTGGCACACCTCCCGACAAACGCAAAAACAGGGGCAAAAAAAAAGTCCCTCTACGAAGCAGCCCTACCAAACACCCCTTCGAAGGAGCAGGTAGTTCGGCAGCAAGTCGCCCGAGGTAACCCAAACATCGAGCGCATGTACCGAGGTGGCGCACCCGTCCACCAGACCCCTGCTAAAAACATCGGGCAGCGCACATCGAGAACCGACGGCGTAGTATCGATTCAGCAGGAGCACACCTATGTGGATGCCAACGAGAACGGCCAAAAGCAGTCTCGGGCAGCCAGCCCCCGGGCAGTAACCCAAGTAGGCCCTCGAAATGCACCTCCAGTGGCGGTAGAAGGGTCATCCCCTCAACCATCGACCCGAGAAATTTTAAACGACCCTTCATCTAGAGCCCACGTATGAGTTACATTGGTAGAGAAGAAAAAGGCCCCGACGAGTACTTCAAAAAGTTTTCTGGGGCTGTCGAGGCTCGGAAGCTTTTTGAGACCTATGAGTCTGCCGCCGCAAGCAGCTTACGGCACCTAGGACGTATTGAGAACCTGCTGTCCGGCAAACCCCCATACAGCCCCGAGAAGTTAAAGACTTTGGGGTATGGAGACATGGCGAACTACAACACCCGGGAGGCCATGCAACGGGCTCGCCGGAAGGTACGGTCTCGGGTCGATCTAATGATCTCTACCAATTCCCTGGTAAAAACGAACATCCCTCAGACTGAGTTTGAGGGGACAGAATCAGAACGCATCGAAGTTGAGAACATCCTTGAGGAAGAGGTCAAAACCCTTTTCCGCAAAGCCGGTTTGAAAAAGGTACGCCTCCACCGCACCCGGTCATCGGTTGAGAAAGGTGCAGGCATTGTGTTCTTCCCCAACAAAGAAGATTTCCGACCTGTAAACGCCGAGAGAGGCCGCTGTTTCGTAGAGAAGAATGCCCCGATGGACCCACGCGGGTGGGATTGCTTTTTCATCGCCGATTCTCGGAAGCCTTTCTCACTAATGCAGGTGTTGGAAGCTCCGGGGTGGGAAGGACCCGAAGAGAAGAACCAACACCTAAGAGGTTGGAATCGAGAAGCGGTTCGAGAAGCCCTATACAACAGCCAGAACCCCGACGCCGCCACGGACCCAGAGAAAGCATACGACGTTTCTAAATGGGAGGTGTTTGCAAAATCCTTGAAAATGGGGTCGACCGCAGCCGAGTCGAGAGTGATGTCTCAGAAGATCCCTGTGGTGCACCTGTACCAACGTAACACTCGCGGAGGAGTAGACAGATACATGTTCGCCCAGGAAGGGACTGGAAAGTCATTCATGCTTTGGGAAGAGGATGCCTACGAAGATTTTAACCAGTGCGTCCACGTATTGTATTATGACAACCTCCAAGAACACTACTGGGAGGCCGAGGGACTTGGCCACGAGGTGTTCGATCTCGAACTTGTCCAACTCCGACTTTTGAACCGGACCATCGACAACATCGACTTGGTCATGACGCCTGTGTGGAAGCACTCCACGTCTCCCGATCACCAGGGACGCCGGACCCGAGGTAAGCGAAGCAAGCCGATCCAAATCGATAGGTTTATCCACGTCAACGAGAACGACGATTTGGACATGCTTCCCAACACTTCTGGCGCGGTGTCAGGTCCACTCGCGGTCAAAAACTACTTGGACGAGCTTTCCGAAGGCCACGTCAACGGGTCGCAAGTCAGTTCAAGCGACCGGGGGTCTAGCAAACAACCAATCTCCTCTCGTGAAGCAGCCAATATCCAAGCCCAGATATCTGAGCAGCAAGTGGTAGAGGCAGACTCTTTCTACGACCAGGAAGACGAGCTACTCGAAGAGATTATAAAGCGGGTCTTGGCACCTAATTATCCAAAAGAACGCCGATATGGATATCACCTAGTTAAGCAATTTCTCAAACGTTTGGAAGATAGGGGAGTCCCGAGCAAATTTAGAAAGTTGAAAGCGATCAAGCACGATCGGCACGACGACAGTGAAAAAGAGAGTTACGAACTCCCCTTCGACATTCACTTCGAGAGGGCCATCGGGGCCGGATCTCTCCAGGAGAGAATGCAACGACTTCAACTAGGTTACCGGGAACGGGGGGCTCTAAGCCCAAAGGGTCGCGCCCGGATCTCCCGAGACTTCTTCCAGGAGTTATTTGGAGAGGATAAAGCCAACCAGTACTCTGGAGACATTTCAGATAAGACGGAGAACTTACCATCTAAAGCCGACGATGACATTCGTCAGGAGAATTGCTTCTTCATACTAGGATGTGATCCCGGAGTGGCGCAGGACCACAACCACCAACTGCACGCAGGCAATCACATAGCTTTTGTAGAAGACTTTATTCAGAAGTCGCAGCAGCCGGGGCCAGATGGTCAACCGACCATACCCCCTGGGAAAGTACTAACCATCTTGAACTACGGCAACCCGCACATCGCCCGACACATCGACGAGTTTCGAGTTCAGGCAACCACTGAAGAATTGTCGAAGATTCACGGAGACCTCACCCAACGCCTTACAGCTTTAGAAGGGTATCGCAAACGTTTGGAAAACGACATCAAACAAGAGCAAGAGGCCGCCGCGAACGAACAGCAGAAGCAGCAGCAGGCAATCCTGGAGAACATCAACAAAGTGGATTCCGAGAATCGAAACCTTCGTATTAGTCTGATGGAGCTCCAAGGCAAGCGGGATATCCAGGAGCGGGAACACCAATTGAAAACTCGCCGAGACGAAGAGCGACACGCAGGCGAAACCCGCCGAATGGAAGAGAAACACGAGTTAGAAAAGAGAAGATTAGATGGCGACACCACTTAACGAGCACCCGGCAATCTCAGAGGGAGAGTCCGACGCCCTTGTAAAATTTCGAATTTCTGCCGAGGGGTGTCGGATTGCTGACATCATGATGAAGATATCGACCTTGGCACGGACCAACAACCCAGAAGAACTAACCGAGTCATCCAGCGCATACCGACTCGGTTACCTGGAAGGGTACCAAGCGATGGCCCAAGCTTTTAATAGTATTGGTGACCGAGAAGATTTCAAAACCCTCCCCAACCCCTGGGGCGAAGACGCATATTAAACCCAGTACTAGGAGTACCACATGGCCGAATTAGACGACATTTTAAAACGAGTTCAAGAGGGTGAAGACCCAGCAGACATTCAGAAAGAAGAAGAGGGGGTCGCAGCGTCAGAGGCGACTTCCGAAGACCCACCCCCAGAAACACCTCCAGGGGAGGGCGGGACTGAAGAAAGCACGTTTAACCCGACGGATCTCTTGGGAGATGAGGTTGAGAAAGAAGTACCTTCTGACAAAGAGACTAATTTTTCAAACCTTCGATCTCTCCTCGAAGCCGAAAAGAAAAGCAACCAGGAGTTGAAAGAAACCAATGAGAAATTGCAGAAGGCTGTGTCACAAGTTGACATTAGACTTTCTCCAGAATTTCAAAAGGAGTTTGACGCCCCTTTGATGGAACTTCAAAAATCATTTACCGCAGGTATCGGCCACCTGGATCTCCCTGCCGAGGTTGCCGGGCAACTGAACCAGATGAGTCTGACAGACCTTACAAAAACCCTCAACGATTACCAAGTACCCTCGGTACTGCAAAACAGGTTGGTTTCGGACTTCTTGAAGATGCGGGAGATTGCTGCCAGTCGCCAAGAAGTGTTGACTCACAACTCGGCCGCGCAAGAAGAATACATTTCCAAAATGCGGTCTGAGAAAGCTAACCACGTCCAAAACCTCGCGGCATCTCGCAACCAAGCTATTCGAGGAGGGATCGACGCCGCCTTTAGTGAGGGTCTCACCCTACTCGGGGAACCTGGAACACCAGAAGAAAAGGAAGCCTTGAAGGCCGACCTTCAAGAAGTGGTGAACTTAGTAAACAACGCGGGGCAAGACCCTCAGAAAGGCTTTGAGAACCAGGTTAAAAACATGGTTCGGGGAGTCCGGTACGGAGCTTTGGACAAAGAGTACAAGGAGTTGCGCGGCAAGTACAACGACCTACTCCAAAAAGCCAAAGCTCAAGGCATCGTCACAGATCACAAACTGGATGTAGAAGTTAAAGGGGGGTCGGCACCCGCCCCCGAAAATCCAACGTTTGAAGAATTAACCCACGCTTTGAAATCGGGCCAGATGGCACCGGGTGGGTCTTATGACGCGATGAGCAAGCGGTAAAAACAATCGTGATATGGGGCTTGACAGATTTTGGGGTCGGCCCCTATAATATAATTAGTAACTCAAAAGACTTGCGTTTCTAATAGGTGTACTCGGGGACCCGCCGACCCCAAGCGATTTAGTCTGGACTGTAAGAAGTGGTTCGTCCCTGCTGGAGTTAAAGTAGAATATTTTTAACTTTAACAGGAGCCCAAAACATGGCTACCCAAGACACCCTTATGGGTCCGTTTAGCGGATGCACAGACAAAGTTTTCAACAACTTTTTTATCGCCACCGAATGTAAAATCACCGATGGTATTTGTAACTATCTAGAAAAGAACCCCAGTACCAACAAGTGGGCAGATACTATCGTAACAACCGAACCCTTTCCTAAAGGTGCCGGATTGAACATGACTCGCTGGGTCTACCACGCAACACCAGCCCCTCAAATCCCTACAAACGAACTTTGGCAGAAATACCAAGTATCTCACGAGGGTACTCCAGACCTTAACCCGAATGACCCGGGATACGAAGAGCCGTACAACGCATGTTTGACCGAGTGTCATACCTTGGGGTACGGCCTCGAAGCCAAGAACTGGTCCATGCAGCGACTTTGTTTGGCTACCACCTGGCTCTGTGCACAAGACCTATGGTCCATGACCTACGTCGAGGAACTTCTCGCCGCTCAGGCAGACAACCTCGCCCGTGTAAGCCGCACAATCAAAGCCAACTGGAACCGCGATAAAACGTTGGAATACTCTCAAATCGTACCCCTCTTCCAAGGGTACCGGGAAGTCATCGACCACATCCGCGCTCCAAAAGGGTGTATGCCTTCGATTCCACCAGGCGGGATCTGCTGCCTCTCGATCGAGTACTTCTATCACATCTACGACGCGCTCTCGCGCCAGTTCCCAGAATCGGGTATTGGAAGCTACGGCGGCCAACCTGTCTACGGTGCGATCGCCTCGGCAAAAGCAATTTTCGAAATGTTCCGGTCTGACCCCGAGTGGATCGACCTGTTCAAATACGACCCCGCGATGTCCGACTTCTATCGAAATGGGTACAACAAAGGAGTTGGATCAAACGTGTTTGGTTTCAGCTTCATGTACGACCCGGAAGCCCCGCGCTGGAATGAAGATCCAAACCGCCCTAACCAACTTGTCCGGGTCTACCCGTACGAAGAAGGTGCTGCGTCAATAGGCAGTCGTTTTGATACACCGATCGGTGGATCATACGACATGGCTGAATACGAAGCCATCATCATCTTGTTCCGCGACCAATTCACCAACGTACCGTTTGACCTCCCGACCAACTACGGAAGCGGAGTAAACTTCGGCGACGTGGATTACAACGGACGAGTCAAATGGCAGCGTCACCGCAACTGTGAAGACGAAGACTCCCTTATGGGTCGTTTCCGTATGCAGTGGATCATGGGTACGAAACCTGGGTGCCACGATGCGGGACTCGCGTTCCTTTTCAAACGTTGTGAACGCTCTATCCCTTGCTCGATCCTCACCGACGATTGCGACGAAACCGAATCTCCAGACATTGTCTGCGAGCAAGGCGAAGACAGCACTCAACTTTGCGTGACTCCAGCAGTCGCCCTAGACCCAGCACCTGTTGCCGGAGACGTAGTCTACGTTTCGACAGCAGACGGATCTACTTTGGCTGCCGAGGCACTGAGTAACGAAGGCGGCAAACTCTGCCTCCAATTCGTATGCCCAGTAGACTGCGGAGTTGGTGGAGGCATCACAGGACTCACCACGACACCAGATTGCATCGGGGTATGTGGTCTTCACGTAGACTTGGAAGAGTTTGCCGACGGTGACGCAACTGTCCTTCGCACGGTGATCAAGTTCCAACTCTTGGCGGGTAACACCCTCGGAGATGTGACTCCTGGAGCCATGTACACGGCATCCTTCGCGGACGGAACCTCATACACCGTAGTCATCGGTGGTGGTCCTGGACCGAACGGAGAGTTCACCATCGTGTTCGATGGAGACTACTCGGAAGACTTGGTCGATTCCTTGAGCTTGGGCGGCCTCACCTGCCTCAGCCCAACGGCCTAATTCTCCTAACTAACTGGACCCCTCCCTATAACTGGGGAGGGTGTTTAATCACATGAGTGTAAAAGACTTACTTAGCCAAATCCTCTGTCTCTTAAAGGACAAGGTGACCCCTATCGGGGGAGCCTCCTGCGAAGACCCCATATTTGTCCAAACGTGTAACGTACCGGACACTACTGGGATTGAGACCGTAGGTCCTTTACCAATGTGTGTTGACGGTGAGCCTGTTGGGTTCGCCGTGATTTTGATCGGAGAGGACGGGGTCGCACAACCTACCAGGTTCTACGACGCCTCTCTCAACCCGGTCGCCTCGCTGCCAGAAGGAGCCACTTTTTGCCCGGCTGCCAGCGAACCCCAATTTGTTGACACTCTTAAATGTTTGAACACCTAACGAAACCAGAACATGTCCTGTAAATACACCGAACGATTCAACCCCATCACGGGGGAAACCACCGTCTACGGCCCTGATGGGGTTGTAACCGATGAGACCATCTTGGCCAACCTCGTATGTTGCCCAACGTTGACTCCTGACAAAGAAGAAGTCTGCCTCCAGCCTATTAAGAATACCGACCCAGCCTTGATCACTCCTGGTTGGCTCGTATCCACCATGTCCACCAGTCACGAAGGGGTTACGACTGTTGTCGGAACGCCGACATTGATGGACCACGGAATGCTGAAAGACATCTCCGCGACCCACGAAGTCGTACCTTGCCCAAATGACGCCCCAGTTGACACCCAGCTTTGCTTTGTTCCCCCAAAAGGCAAAAAAGTAAAAGGCAAATAATCCGATGAGTTCATGCTGCTCTAAATCTACACATACGGCTCGCTCCTTAAATGGAGTTACCCGGTTCATTCGAAATAGCGACGGGGTTGTCGAAACCGACCCCGACGTCATTGCCCAACTTCAAGCCATGTTGGACGCGGCGGATGATTCTGTAGATTGTGATGCATGTACGATTGAGGACGCCCTAACGACCTGCGACGGTTCAACCGGTGGTAAGGTCACTAAAGAATACATCCCCGTTGGGTTCAGCCCCCCACAGGCTTTTCCCAACGGTTCCTCTGTCACGTTCGGCGGGGTTACAGTACCTGTGCCGGACGGGCAGCTTTTTGACGAGTCGCCCGATAACCCAAATGCGGTTCCGGCTTCGATCCCGTGGATTGCTTGGCTTAATGATCAGTTTCCTACGGCCAATTTTGCGTATGTCCCGACTAGCGGTCAGGATTCAACCTGGGCCTGTGGTTCATGGTCGATCCAAGTTGGTGCTCGGACCCTTGATTCTATCGATGTCACAACCATCGACCCCGATTTCCCAGACGCTTATTGTGAACCTAAATGCGCGATCCGAGTGAAGGTCTGCGGCTTCGACACGCTTCTTGACAAACTAGACACGTTGATCGAGCAGACAGCTCCTCAGATTTGTGCTTACTGCACAGACATCGTATTCGATGGTCGATTATGGAACACGACGAGTGCCATCCAGTTTGGTCAGCTCGCTCCCCAGGATACTTGGGCCGACGTAGAGACATATCTCACGAGCCTCGGATATACCGTGGAAGACGTGATCAACATTTTACCCGGCGGGATTCGAGTATCCCGCGACATCAAACGGATTTGCGGACCTGTACCCCTCGGCGATATAACCCACGCCAGAGGAACGGTCGCTCTTGAGTGGGTAGGGAAAACTGACTGTTGCTGTGAGACTCCGACAGAGGCCACATGCGACTGCCCTGAGACCCCGACTAAAATCACCACCTATAACCAAGGACGATAATGAGTTGCTGCGAAACTGAAATTAAAGACCTGCAAGACGCGGTCGTAAAACTAATCGATGACCTACCGGGTCCCTGCGCCCTTACCCCTTTGTCTGACAACGAGTTGGACACGGCTATCCGCACAGGAACCCCCGGCACATCGAGCGAATTCGCCCGGTGTGATCACAACCACCCGATCCGTCGTCAGGCGAACCCCGGCACCCCAACCCTTACTTTTTCGGGCAACGCGACTTTTCCTCAAACCATCTTATTGGATTTCAATTCCACAGAGGAATGGGTGTCCTACGAGTGGCGAGTCCGTGTAGACTTTGCTACTGGCAATGGGTGGCGCACGATCGTCGTGCCGAACATACCAGGGTTTCAACGCCCAATCATCGAAAGTGATTCTTACCGGAATGTCGGTAACCCGGAGCCTGACGCCGCGACGCTGGGGGCTCGACCTGAGCAACCGTACATGGGCGATGAAGTAGCACACTGGTCTTCAACCCAGCGACTCTATTTCGGCCTCCGCGTCGAAGAAGCGGGACGGATTTACGTCCGGGTCCGCGCTAAATTTATTCGGAACTAATTATGAGTTATTTTACAGCGACATCCGACCTGCCTATGGCCCAACCTTTGGACGCCAAGGTCCAGACGATCAAGACTTTGAAAGAAGTCGCGACGCTCGACCTGACAAAGAGCTACGTCATCGATGTTAACTTCCCGGAGCCTGACGAAGCTATGAGTGATGCCACAATGGACAAGCTCGATTCGAAGTTACGCCTTCGCAACAAGATTCACGCGGCGGTTAACGCGCGGTTCGAGAAAGAGATGGTTCCCGAGATCGACCCCGTCCAAGAGGCAATCAACGCCGGAATGTCTGACGAACAGATTAAAGAAAAGTTCCTCAAAAAAGACATTATAAAGACGGCCAAGGCAAACAAGATATCTGCCCGAGGCAACGAACTAACTATCATCCAACGGATTAGAAAATCAACAAAGTAAAACGTTTTAAAATTATTGGGAAAGACCACAACATGAGTAACTGTAACTGCGGAAAATGTAAGACCTGTACCGGGTCTCTTTGGAAAAAATTCTTGAATCCTCGGGCGGCCGCGCGAGAGATCGCCAGGCTGTGTGGTTGCCTAGGCGACCTGGAAGCCAAACTCAACGAATGTTGCGAAGGGGCGGGAGAACATACTGTTGACACCGACACAACTACAGAGCTTGGACCCGGCGTCGTGGACCCGGATACTGGCGTGACCACCTACCAAGTGACCTACGTAAATGTGGTCACGGGGACAACCATTGTGGGACCCGTCATTTCGGTACCCCCGGATACGGACACCCAGACAGTGATCGGACCTCCAGTTGTAGATCCCGTAACAGGTGTAACTACCTACTCTGTCGCTTACGTTGATGAGGATGGGGTCGAGACTCCGGGGAATCCCATCGTGGTCCCCGGCCCACCTACGGGAGGAGACGGGAGTCTGGTTCTTTCAGGGGTGGGGTCTGGTCGCATTTTGACCAACACTAATTCTAACGGTGGTACAAATGAAATTAATATCTGCGATTTAATGCCAGAAGCTTCAGCGGGTAATTCTTTATCGGGCAACTCCACAGGAACTTTCTCTGAGATCTCTTTCCGAGGCGAGAACGACGAGCCGGTGTCTGGATCTGGTCTGGACACGCCAGTAGCGGACTTTGCGCAGAAGGTTTTTGTAGCAATATCTGGCGGATGCAAGAAGGTATTCAACATCATCGTAGAAGATTGGCACCAGAATACTCTATATGTAGATGGTACATATGGAAACGATTCAACTGGATTGCGCGAGCGCCATGACCGCCCATTTAAGACGGTTTCTTCGGCCTACGGAGCGAGCCAGTCGGGGGATAAAATTTTCGTCCACACAGGTGTGTACACCGAGCCGAGAATAACCGTGGCCCACGACATCACTTTTTCGATGGAGGGGGTTACCTACAATGGCGACATATGGGCAGACGGAGATTTGCGTATGCAGATCTTGGGAAAACCCGATATGCTTGGGGGAGGTAGCGGTCGCACTCTGTTTATAATTAACGGTGCGGATGCGCGTTTGGAGATCGGGCTTTTGCGTAGCATATCTCTTGCCCTTCAAGTATATGAGCCAACAGAGCTTGGCACGCGCGCATGGTTAGAGGCTGATGAGATTCAAGGTTCTTGCTACGCCACCGGAGTAACTGACGGTTCTGGAAAGCCACACATGTATGTCAGCGTCGAAAAGGCGCGTCCAACACTAGCACCAAATCCGCTCTTTTACTCAAATCGAGGGGCCTTTATGTGGGTAGATGTTCGGGATGCTAGAAACGAATTCCCAAGCGCAGGGGCACCTGGGGCGGGGTCATGCTTTAGTTGCCAATCCTCTTTTATGTGGATTGATTGCGACGAGGCGGTCTCGGTTAATGCGTCTTGCGTTGTTTCTCTAAGTTTTGGGGCTATCCGAGGCGAGACCCACATGATAACGGGACGATATAAAAGCGAGTCTGCTACGCGAGCAACTGTAGACATCCAACCCGCAACAGATCAGCGGGTTAATATCCATGCGGGATCAGTCGTGCTCCATGATGGGACACACCCCCGGGCTATTGAAAAGCCTGTTGGAGTCGCGGCGGCCGAACTAAGGTTGTACAGCGAGGTGACTATAGAAAAGCCCATAGGTGCGGGCGTGATTCTACTCGTCGGCACGGCAGATGTTAACCCAAACGCGGAATAAAATATGATTGAATTGATTGAAAAGCGAATTTCTTTAACAAGCAAAAAGGACCTGCCCGAAGCGGGGGAGCCGAGACAGGTGGTGACCGTGGTTGCCGAAGATGGGGGCGTCAGTATCTTTTTCTGGGACGGAGAATCATGGGGTGAGGGTAATGTGTCTTTAAGCGAAACTTTGGATGATCAGGGACTACCCATTAATTCTGCTGTTGAACATGGGGATTCAGTAGATCTGGTGGCCCCAGTGTATGACCCTAGAATCGTAGAAGGGACAGGCCGTCCAGTATTGACTGGGCGAGAGCGTAACTGGGGTCGGTGGGGCGATGACGACGTTCACTATCGCCACGCTCCCGCTCCTAATGATGGTACGACGACCCTCCCTTCTAAAAAATGAGCCTACAACAAGCCATCTCAGATACCATTCAGGGTTTTTTGAAACCTCTGAATGCTGCCGTAGGTAGCGTCGGAGGTGGGTCGCTCTCCGTAGCGGTCGTGACAGCCAGTGATTTCGCTGTATGCCTCTCGATCCTCGCGTGCAGCTTCGCCATATGGAGTAGCTACCACACGGGGGCTGACGCTCGGGAGTCCCGCCGGGATCGACGGGGCAATCTCCCCACTTCTGCTGACTGTCCCGAGGGGTACACGAAAAGCTTTTGCGACTCCCGGCCCGACGACTGCCCATGCAACCAATTAGAATCAGGACCCAGTTAAGATGCCAGGACACACCCACAACCCATACCCACACGCGCACATGTATTGCCGAGCGTGCCAGGAAGATAAGTGCCACGAGTGCAACGAATGTCATAACGACGATTGCCACGAACACATGCACTGCCATCCTCCGAAAACGTGTAACAAATGTCACGAGGACCAGGATTGCCCAGACCACCCGTGCGAAGAACTGAAGTCCCCCTGGGACGCAGTGTCATCCACTATCGCGGTCTGCGAGTCTTCCCACTACCCCGTGGGATCGTGCATCGTCGTGTATGGGGATGCCGGGCGAGTAGTTCGCAAGGTCACCGGGCATATAAGCGACAGTGCGTTGGAGGTGGAGCCCCACTACCCAACTCCCGACACCCCTGAAACGGCCCAGGTGTTTTCAAACGCATATGTGTGTTTATCCCCAATCTGCCCCGAGGAGCCACCAGAGATCCCAGAACCACCGGACGATTTTGAAGAGACCCCCCTGTCGATTTCAAACAACAACAGTTCGACAACGTTTCTGGAGGTATCTCAGAATCCTGGAGACAAAGCCCCGCAGACAGTAGGCATCACTCAAACCACCGAGTGCTTGTTGACCAAACTTCAAACATGCGCGCCTCACCGGATTATTCCGGCAGCGCGCCCGTGTCCCCCCGGATCCCCGACCCCAGACTACCCAAGTAACAACACCCCCACGATTGATGTCGGCACTCTGCAGGATATGAAGGATGGGTACTCTGCGGACAACACGAGTGGCGCAGTACTCACCCGACGTATTTGTTTTGACGTGGCCTCTGGGGCGTGTGGCACGCCCGAGTTTGTTGACATTGTTGTGTCTCCCTGCGGGTTCGCACCCCCCGGACATTTCCTGCAATATCAGTTCCCCCCGGTAGTTGGCGGAGATTTCTGCGAAAATTTTGAAAATGTCTCGGAGGTGGAGGACTCATTCACAACGTCGGCATCACGTAAACATGTGGTTCGAGCACAGGTTATCGGGGGCCAAGCATGCATTGTCATGACGGTAGTCTTAAAAACTCAAACAACTGATACCAACGTTGGTATTGGGGGAGTCTCACAAGTTGATCTGTCTACTGAGGGCTGGTGGTTTAACAACAACGCCCGTATCTCTCGCTACTACGTCGCACCAACCGAGGATTGCTAAATGGGAAAATGTAACGATTGTAACCAGTCGCACGAAGACCCAGTTTGCCCAAACTGCGAACCGATGCGGACCAACAGCCCCAGCTTCCTGGGGCCGTCGGCCCCGGGGTGCTCAACATGCGGTCAAAACCAATGTGGTTGTGACGGAGAAGTGTCCCGTCCGATCATGCCTCCCGAGGTTAATTACCTGGGGGAGACACACGTACGTTACTGCCCGGAAGAAGATTTAAAAACTAAGTCTTTTGGCCAAGTTCCTTTTGGCGACACCCGCATACTTCGAGTTCGAGATGCGAGTTGTTACCGCGTGGGGGCCTGCGTTCGTTTGATCGACGATCGAGGAAATCAAAACGTTTTAAAAATCACTCAAGTAGATCACAGGAATTGTGAGATACATGTAACCGCGTACCGCAACGATTTCAGTTCTGAGGACGTTTCTCTGTCGGGGTGCATCTCCATCGCTTATCTCCCTCTCTGCCCATTAGAGATCGAAGAAGAGACCCTGGATGACTGCATCCACCTGACAGTCAAGACTTCGGAAAGCTTTATCATGCCTGCGGCCCCAGGAGACCCTGCCGACCCTGGACAACCTGTCAAGGTCTGCTTCGAGGAGTGCTTCCACATCTGCCCGGGAACAACCATGTACATCCCCGACGCCGGATTCATGGATGTAGCTTGCGACCCAAGTGACTCTTCATTCACATCTCCAGCAAACTGCTATTGGTTCACCAACAGCGGAAACCCGAACAACCGAGATAAGGGGCTAACGGTACCTTCTGGAAAATGCGCGTACCCGTCTGTGTCTCAGCCAACGGAAATTACCACTGGGGCTGGCCTCGTGACTGAGGACGACGGGACCATCTCCCTGGACTTCTCTTCCGCAGTTTGCGTAGCCGGAGATGGGGGGATCATCAAAGACGACGATGGCTGCCTCGCACTCGACCCATATTATTGCCCTCCTAAGAAGGTCCTTGAAGATGTACCGGTTGATAGCTGGGTACAGCCATCCGCTGACGGGAACCCTGTAGGGGGCAACCTAACATTCTGTGCCACTGATGACGCCGCATCTGTTGGGGGTACGATCACCATCGAAGTGGCCGACGACGCCTCGGGAACCAATTCCGTGGAGCATGTATCTCCCAATGAGGCCCTTTGCTTCACTGTAAATGTCCCTTGCGGTAGTTACGTCAAAGTGTCATTGTTCTCTCTCGAAGCCCCTATAACGGTGACGGGATGATATGGCTCAAAACTCAAAATATGATTTCGATGGAACTTTTACGTTTCACGATGCGGTAAACTCCGGGATCGCTGCCGAGAACGTCGGCTTGTTCCAGGCGTCTCGGGCGATCAACATGACGTTCCGAGATGGTTACGTCGGTCCCAGACCGTCTATCCGCAAAGTAGATGTTGCCTGGGGTCCCGAGATACAGCGGGGGAGGTTCCAAGGCAATGCCCGGGAGAACCGGACCGGAAAACTAACCTTTGCCGTGGATGGTCATATTTACCAGTTCGACCCAAGCACGTCGGACACCCGCCGGATCACTGACCAAGTAGTCCAGCGGGACCCATGCATGTTCCGACTTTTCTTTACCGAAACGTGCGAATACATGATTGTAAATGACGGGAAGCGACTACCCGTCCTTATCAGCAACACTCAAGTCAGCGAGACCGACCCCGACCTACCATCCACGATCGATGTGGGTCAAGGCGGCCAGTGGGGTCCGTTCACCCACGGGGTATTTTCCCAGGGGTATCTCTCAGGAGCCCTCTCAGGAACTAATTCGTTTGTAGTGAGTGATCCTTCCGTCCCTGGACGCGCCGAGGACAATTACCTTTGGACCACTTTGACTGAGTACCTGAATGGTGGGGGATACATCAACGTCGGCACCTGTGATGAGTGCATCACCGCCATGTTCGAGAGGCCTGTCTTAAATACCCCCACAGGTACCGGAGGCCTCCTCGTAGCCACCCGCGACGCTATTTACGCGAACGACTTATCTCGGGAGCGAGACTCCTGGGGCTACGGAGGTTTCCAAACTAAAATTTTAAGTCGGGGCGTCGAGTCGGCTGACTCAGTCATAACCGTGAACAACGACATTCGGTTTCGAAACCGCGACGGGGTGTACAGCATCAACCACGGGCTGACCGAAGACGGGTCACGTATTTTCCTATCCCTATCCAAAGGCAACAGCTATTGGATGCGAGACGATGATCCCACCCTGCTCCGCTACACGGTCGGATCTCTTTGGAACAACCGATCAATGATGTCTACTCGACCCCGCCAAGTAATCTTGGACGACGGTCGGATCGACTTTGTTTGGGACGCCTTGGCAGTCTGGGATCACGACCTCAACCGGACAGTCCGCAGCGAAGCTAATGAAGTTTCAGAAGGTATTTGGACGGGGTTGCAGTGGATGGGCATCGCCAAGACCCCAGAGCAACTATTCTTTTTTGCCAAGGATTCAGACGGCAACAACGCACTATACGAGCTTATGGACGACGGGTACCCGAACTCTGGGTACGACTATGCCGGGGATCGAGAGATCCCCATCGAGCAGGTCCTGTACCCCAAGGCATACACTTTTAAAACCCCGTTCAACCGTAAGAGTTTGAAGCGGGTCGATCTGTACATCAAGCACGTCGTGGGCCAAGCCGAGTACCAACTGGGAGTCCGGGGCCGTACATCGGAGTGTTGGTCCGACATAACGGATCGGAAGATCATCTGCCAAACAAGTGGTTACGAGGGCGTCGAGTCCTGCCACTGCGAGGAAGACATCCCCGTGTACCCGTCGGGCCACTTCCCTCAAAACTCCGCTGGGTTCATTGAGGAGCCCGGCAGCCGGGAATCCTGGGAACTGAGAATCCGAAAATGGGGTCCCGGCCAGATTGAGAAATTGAGAATTTCGGCAACTAACAAGGAGTTGGAGCCTGGGAGCGGAAGCTCAGAAGACGAAAATCAAGGTTGCGAAGGCGAACCATGCTGTGGTAGTGATGAGCAGTACAACTACCGAATGGACTGATAAAGATGGCGAATAAAGACGAAAAAGGGATACTCACCCTACCGGTCAAAGGTAGGGTCGGCAACCGCTTGGGTTCCTGTTGGGGTACGCCCAAAGAGTTTTTCAAACGTTTGATTGAGGCTCTGTACATTCAGATCGATTCGCGCGAGTTTGGTAAGGCCTACCCCGGACACGCCCCTCCCGAGGACCTATCAAGCATTTGGTTTCAGACCGACAAAGACGGCCGCCCGATTTGTGCGAAGTCTTACTACAATGGGAAGTGGGTACCTCTGTTCCCTTGCTTCCCCGCGCAAATGAAATTCCCGTTCTGCGGAGATCCCGACGACATCCAAGAGCCTTGGTGCGTTGCTGACGGCCGGGGCGGTACTGACGATACCCGTGACCAGTGGGTCATGGCTGACGGGAGCGATGTACCTGGGGCCGGAACCAACATCGACGATGACGTAGCTTTGGGCTACTTACAATACTGCGGTTACTCCTGATGCTGACACTAGGCCAAGCTAAACAAGACCTGGCGATCCAGGATGCGATGGGTTCGGGCGAACCGAAATCCCCACAGGCACACCTACGGTATAACCGCTCCATCGACCGAGCAGTTCGACAACTGTTGCGGAAAGGTGACTGGCACACTGCGTTGCAAGAGTACTGCTTTAACACCTGCGAGGGATGCCTCCACCTACCCCCCGAGATCAAACGGGTGGTTTCGATCGATTTAAATTGCAACCTGGCCCGAGTATTCGACAGACACTTTCGGTACCTCGATCAAGGTCCTGGCATGTGTTCTACGACCATGTGCGGACCCGAGGGAATTCACGACGCCGGGTTGACCCAAGTACTTCAGCAGCCGAAGAGCCCCACAGGGCTGGCCGTAATCTTAGACAGTTGTGATAGTGGTGTCGAGGTGTCCATCCAGGCCCGAGACCAACATGGGAAAACCATCACGACTTTCGGGCAGTGCGGCGAAGGATGCCAGCAGTCCATTAAGATCAAACCCACCTTTGGAAAGATTCAAACGTTTGAATTCCCGATCGTGGCCGAGATCTGCCAAGTAACCAAGGGAGCCACCTGCGGGGCGGTATACCTCTACGAATACGATTGTCACACCCGCAAGGTAGGAAATCTAATCACGACGTTATATCCCGAAGACACTTTCCCACAGTACCGGAAATACAATCTGGGAGACATGTTTAACCCCGCCCCTCAGGCGATCCGACTACTGGCCAAACGGAAGCACCGAGTGTTGCACGATGACACGCAGGCTCTGATGGTAGATAGCCCCGACGCCGTGGCCATGATGTTGAAGTACAACGAGGCCTTGAAAGACGAAAACCCAACAATGGCTGATTTTTATCTTAACGAGGCGTTAAACTTCATGGATGATTCTGAAATGGATTACTCTGATGAGAGCGACGAAGTTCGTTACAATTTTGAAAGAACTGTCCGAGTTTCTGGCGAGCCTGGACTTAGAAGCGGAGGTTGGTAGTGGTTATTACAAACAGGTTTGGCACGCAGACAGAAGGTGGGTCTGGATCTGGATCTACCACCGGAACTAATGTAGATTCTAGTAGGTTTGGCGCAGGCAGCGGTGGGTCTTCAGGACCGGGGGCTTTTCCCGACCTCCCCGGATTAGGACCTGCGGCATTTGCAGATTTCATTTCTTACACACCTGATTTTGCCGACTATGCGGAGGCCGACTTCACGGGAGTTGACTTTTCGACCATACCGGAATTTGCGGCTATTGATGTAGATGCAATCTTAAACGAGGTCTCCGAGCGCAACCGAGCGCAGTACGGAGAGAACATTCCCCTGGCCCTCGACTTTGGCTCCCAGGTTTCCAATGCCGCTTTCGACAGTTTCGAACAGTACTTGGACGAACTCCTACCCAACAACAAAGAAATTCTAGCCAACACGTCCCGCGAGGTAAATAACTTTGTGACTCGGGGGTTACCCACTGCGGCGGCTAATAATGCAACCCTACGTGACGCAGCTTTCCAAAACACCGCAGGGGTCGGGGGCTCCCTGGCGACCAGAACCGCCGTGGCTGCCGAGGCATCCCGCGACGTGGCTGCCGTGCAGTACGGTATCGGGGAAGCCCAGAGCCTAATCAACAGTGCTCGATCTACAGGTCAGTACTTTGCAGGCATCAATGCAAGTGCATCGCAGAATGCCCAAAACGCTTTGACCCAGTTGACAACGATCACTCCGGCCCAAGGGGTACAGTTTGGGTTCTCTGAAAGGGACTTCCAATACAATGCGGCTCTGAACAACGCCCAGATCTTGAACTCCGAGTCTCAATTCAATGCGAATGCTTACAACGCAAACCAGCAGTTCAATACGAACTCCTTCAACGCGAATCAGCAGTTCAACACGAGTTCTACGAACAGTGCTAGGGCCTTTGAAGCTTCGGCTTACAACGCTACCAGTCAGTTCAACACAGGGGTTGAGAACCAATTCAACATAGCCAACACGGCGGCCGACCGGGAAGAGATCTTAGCGAACTTTAACTACCAATACGCATTAGAACAGCAACGTCAGGCCAAAAAGGATTCCCGGACATCTGCCATTGGGACCCTTGTGGGGGCTGCCGCTGGGTTTGCCCTGAGTTTGGGGAACCCCGCCGGGGCTGTCATTGGTGCCGGGATCGGTCAGGCACTCGCAGGAGGCGCAACTGGAAATTCTGGAGCGGTCGCCGGAGGCACTCAACTCGCCGCAACGGGGGTAGGCCTTGCAGCATATGCCGGTAGGACCGCATCTGTAACCCCGCAAGGGGTTCCCGGGGCCGCCTTGACCGCAGGCAACCAAGTGTCCGCACCTATTAATGGTACTTCAGCCTTCTTGGAAGGTGCATCCACAGGTAACGTAACCGCGTCCAATACTTTCACACCTGTGCCACTACCTGTGGCCCAGACAGTGGCTCCCGTGTCCCAGAGCACACCCACCATTTACTCTGGGGCCAATACGGCTTACACACCGACATCTGGGTACTCCACACCCATTACGAACATAACTGGGTCGATCAACCCCGGAGCCCCTGGACCCGCAGGATATAGCTCTTTTAATGGTCGGACCACCCCAGCCTCTAAACTTCTTCGGAACTAACATGCCTTCTAACTTCGTTGCATCTGATTTACTCAACCGCGCTGCTGAGGACCGGGCGAACGCAGGCCGTATTGGCCCTGCCGCCGCAACTGGGTTCCTCGCTGGCCTGGACGCCAGTTACAAGATGGCCAAGTTTGACTTTGACGTTCAAACCCAGGCTAAGAAGTTCGCCTTGGCTGAACAAGAGTTACAATACACGAAGACGGAACAGGATCGCCAGTTTGCCTTAAAGTCGGCTTCTACGGAACTGGACGACCGAATCAAAAATGAAACGTTTGAATTGACCAAGGTGAACCTGGGTCTTCAGCAGGACGCCCGTAAGCTCGAACTCAGTCGTCAGGGAGCCCTCATGCGGGACACCCTGCAAAAGATCAACTTCGAGAAACAAGACGTCCAACTCCAATCCGAGTACGATTCACTAGCATCCCAACTCCCCCCAGACAAGGTGATGCCTTTCACGCAGACGTACGTGCAAGACTTGTTCAAGGAAGCCAAGGCGACCGAGAACCCCGATGAGCGAAATGTACTCATGCAACGAGCCAGTCGGTTCCAGCAAAAGTGGGAAGGGGAAGTCAAACAGCAGTTGGACGAACTCCGTACGGCTCGACAAGAGGCCATTTTACAGGGCGACCACACCGCCGCTGAGAACTTTAGAAAACAAATTCAAGCCATCGGCGGTGACCTAGCAGTTTACCAAGTCAACAAAGGCACGTACGCACTTCAAGAGCAGGTGGCTAAGATGCAGTTGGCTGTGGCGAAGCTGGAAGAATTCAAGGATAACAAACAAGGTAAAGATGACGACGCAGACATCCGAGTCGGCCTGGCCGGACTTGCGGCTGACGAAGACCCCTACGAATTTTTAGACGGTTTGACTGAGAAAGCGACCAACAACCCTAACCTAACCCAGGGTGAAAGACGTAGGGCTGTACAAGCCATCACGTCGAATCGGGAGCGGCTAAAGGCGGCCGAGCTAGGGGATGTGGTGGAGGCCACAGCCTTCGAAGAGGCCAAAAACATTTATACGCAGAACCAAAATAATCAGAATGCCTTGGTAGCCGGTACCGAACTTCTTCAACAAATCTCTACATCTACAAGTAGTTTTTTGCAATCTCACCAGAACGCCGCCCCACACTTGGTCGGACCTCTCGTCCAAATGGATCAAGTGGCTCTGGTAACCGACTACATCGCCAACGCCACCGAGGCTGCCGGAGGCACTTTAGACCCGGTCACTTTCAAAGCCTTGGGCGAGGTTCGATCTAAGATCCTATCCGAAGGTTTCTCGGCGGCCAAGGCTGCCGTGCAAACTGGGACCCAAGAGTTTGATGAGGCCTTCTCACTGTTTAAAAACTCCCCTGCCTTGGCCGCCTTAACTCCCGAGGAGCAGAAGGTTCAGATCACCAACAAATACCAAGAGTTGTACGGAGTGCATTTGAAAACCCCTGTCGAAGTCCTAGGAGTGTACACAGGTAAGGTTAATGGAGATTCTCAAAGAACTCTGGACCGGGCGAAAGGGACCCCTGAGAACTTCGACGCCTTTGAGTTTGCTTCTGGGGCTTCTGAAGCTACCCCCGCTGCCGATGCGTTGGGGGACGAAGCTAATTTCCAAAATCCTGAGTTTACCTTAGAGAATGCCCTCGCCTTTGACGCTGACCCAGATGAGGTGGCATCAATTCAACAGTCCGTTCTGGAAGATTCTCAAGCGGAGGTATCGAGAATTGCGTCTAAGAATGTAGACATCGACCTGTACCAAAGTTCAGTCAAAGGAACCCGGTTAACGGAGTCTTCACTTAAAACGGGCAACTACGATGCAGGAAGGATTAAAAAATATAGTTCTATATTACGCGGTTTGGAGAAAACTGAGCAAGTCAAAGGATCTGAGGAACTCCAGAAAGACCTCACTGGACTACTAAGTGTGATGCAGACGTTGCAGGATGCCCGTAAAAAGGATAATGGTTCGGACCCGGCCAACGACGTTCGCGCCCTAACCCTTAATGTGAATGCTCGTTTAGATAAGTTGGGTGGTAAACTAGGTACCGAATTCAAAAAATTCAGTACCGGGGTGAAAACACCCCCGCCCGACGTAAGGTCGGTTCCAGACGTCCTTTCTAGGCTCTCCCCCAAAGAATTAGACATTGACTTGTACCAAAGTTCGGTCAAAGGAACTCGGTTAACGGAGTCGTCTCTTAAATCAGGTAATTATGACGCTGGGCGAATTAAAAAATATAGTTCTATATTACGCGGTTTGGAGAAGACTGACCAAGTCAAGAAATCTGAAGCTCTTCAGAAAGACCTCACCGGATTACTGAGTGTGATGGACACGTTGCACAAGGCCCGTAAGGATGACAACACCTCGTCAGGCAAACCTGGCAGTAGTGTCCGATCACTAGTACTCAACGTGAACGATCGATTAGATAAATTGGGCGGTAAATTAGGCACGGAGTTGCAAAAAATTAGTTTACCTGGTGGGTAAAGCTGCCTAGGTTCCGGGATGCCTGTTAACGGACTTTACCCACTACCTGAAATCCTAGCCAGCACCGAGTACCAGTCAATGGAGCCTGATAACCAGGTTGCATTACTGCGTGACCAACGTCGTATAGCCACAGAGATGGCTCCAGACCAAACGGATCAATTGGTCTCCCTGTACGATTCAGCGATCTTGGACGTAGCCCTAAAGCCACCAACGATCCCAACCTCGACAAACATGTCGAATGCATTCCAGAAGTCTTTTGACGCCCTCTGGTCTAATGCATATTACGGCCTGATCGACACAGACGTAGAAGCAGCTAAGATGCACCGCACGCTGTTAGAGCGTCGTCAACCCACGCGGGAGGGGTTTTCAGAAGATGTGGGTGAAGTGGCGGGTATGGTGCTTCCCTCGATCGCAGCCCTATTCATTCCAGGCGGCCAAGGAACCTCGGCGGCCGGGATTCTTAATCTAGCTCGTTACGCCACGGCAGCACTACCCCTCGCCACCAGTTCCGGGGGTGGAGCCTTAATTGATGCTCGCGAGTACCAAGATTTAATCGGAGGTCCCGAACTCTCCAAAACTCGACAGACAGCCATCTTCGCAGGTAACTTCCTGACTGAGGCAGCCACAGAGGCCCTCGGGTTCAAAGTTATCGACGGTATCTTGGGCAAGGCGGGTCAGAAACTAGGCGGCAAGGCCTTTGCTAAAATGGGTACCGAGGCTGCCGAGGCGATGGGCGACGCTCTCCTCCGAGGCGATACAGCAGGTATGGGGCAGGCATCCAAGAAATTCTTTGCTACGGCCCTCCCGGCCGCATTCGGTGTAGCCGCGTCTGAGGGTACCGAGGAAGTGGTCGCCCAGATAGCTCAGAACGCTTTGAAGAACTCCCTGTACTTGCAGGACCAAGATGAAGTGAGTCTGGGTGACGGCCTAGGAGATGCGTTTTATAAGGGGGCTTTGGGTGGCCTGATGATCACCCCTTTCGGCCTGGCGGTTGGTAATTCAAGCGCAGGTAAATATCGAGAAAAATTGGAGGCCAACCTCCGCGAACGCCATTCACTAATTCAACAGGTATCAGAAACTGTAGCTCCTTCGACCTTTGCCCCCGAGGCACTGAGTCACCCAAGTTACCAGACGTTAGCAGGCATCTTGGCATTCCATGAAGTCAATGTCATCCCAGTCCGAGGCCTCAGTGGGGCTCGAGGTGTAGTTCCCGGTGAAAGCTCGAATGACGTTTTGGTAGACGTTGATCGGTTGATCAAACCTGCGGAAGGATTCTCCGCGATGCTCCAATATACCTTGGGTCACGAGATGAACCACATCGTGGAAAACAAGGTGCCGGGTTACCGAGAGGCTTTGGAAGGGTTGGTCAAGTCAGACCCCGAATATTCAAAACGTTTGAATGACTTACGGGCGAACAGCAACCTTGACAACGCCACCGAAGAGCAGGCCGTGTCGGAGCTCATCGCCGACTATGCAGCCCCCAAATTCTTTACCCCGGAGTTTCAGCAAGCTTTGTTCGATTCTCTGCCCGAAGGAGAGGCTAAAAAGTCCTACGTTCAAGCAGTGTCTTCGAACTCAGATTCGATCACCCGTGCGACGGCCGCCCTTGAAACCTTTTTGGAACAACCTACAGGCACTCCTGCCCTAGTCACTCGGGCGCGGGAAGCAGTCGAGGGGATGCCTGACGTGAAGGCCATCGACACCTTGCTAACCCAGGGGTTGGCGGCATCTATCTTGGACGGCGAGATCATCAATCAAACAGTCCCCGGAACTGCGGCCACAGGCGACCAGGCGACCGAGGAACAAGCTGAACAGGCGACCGAGGAAAAACCCGAGCAGACGACTGAGGAGAAGGTGGCCGAGCGCGTAGATGCAGGTGACCTAGAAGGCGCAGTAGAAATTTTAGATCAGGAGGCCGGAGGTGCGGCCGAGGCCCTAGGGCTGAC